GACAAAGTAAACGACTATTTCGCGGATCGTGAGCCATTTCAGGAGCTCCACCTCTTGTAATTATATGCGATACATAACCGGACCAATATTGTTGCAATGGTTTAACACATTCCTCACATATTTGTAATTTATTCTCATAACACCAATGATAATATTTATCATTTGCTTTAACTACAGAACCGGATCCGCCTATTTTACCGAATATTGATTCCTGAATTTCTTTTCTAAGGTCGAATTTAATTGCAAAGCGCGTCCACTGAAATAAAGGATTATAACCTTTGTTTACTTCATCAAAATACTGATCAAGCGTTTCAATTAATTGTAATTGTATTATTTTCATGTCTCGTTTTTTTAAAAGGCGGGGGACTGAGTACCCCCGGAACCAACATAATACACATTTTATTGAGTTATTTTCTCAGTTTTTGCCTTAATTTCTTTAGTGCCTTTTGATTTCACCCGTTTTTTCCCATCTACTAATAAATCAGTGCGAGGTTTTGGAGGATTGAAACCAGGGATTTCAGGATCAGCCCTTACACCTTCGTACCTGTATTCAAAAGATGCCTTAATTAACCGGTTGCAAGCATCCTCCAAATTTGCCTCAGTACCGATCTTGTTAGATGATAACAGGATTTCTTTTGTGCTCAAATTAAGTTTGTGTTTATTATCATCCAGTATTTCGGCATTAATGCTCACTAGCTTATTATCATCTGACTCCCAGTTTTTAAGATTAATACGTCTGATTTTAATCTTGCTTAAGATAAAATCAAGATGTTTTTTTGTCTTTTCTTTCTGTTCGTCAGTAGCAGCAAACTCTTTTGAATGCACAATTGTATTAAAAGAATCATAACGATGTACCTTTGCAACCGTTAGTTTAAACTCTTCAAAGATATCTTTGAACTCTTTAACAGGCTCCATTGTCATTTCTTCATTAGCGTAAATGTAATCCATTTCCTCGTTACGTATTATTGATACTTGATGCCTCATGGTAACACCACCATTTTCAATTAATCCAATCGAATGTAATTGATAATTTTCAAATTTAATCTCGTTCATTGTTTAAATTGTTATTAAATTACTATTCCCTTCCTATTTCCAGAAGATTTAATTACAGTTTCTTTTTTTATTTTATTTCTTTTAGCTGGCTTTGCTATTTGCTTATTTTTAGCCAAAATAGCGGCCATTTTTAGACGTTCATCCCTTCGGCAATCAGAACACTTACCATTTACGTAAAACTGGTATAATACCCCGCAATTTTCGCAATAATAATCAGGCCATTCCGGATTGTACCACTTTGATGTTTTTTCCATATCAAATAACTATAGGATCATCAATATAGAATCCAAAATGTTCTGCTGCAATTTCCTTTGTTTCCTCGATGAAATCACCTAATTCTTTCCATGTTAATTCAGATATATTTTTATTTCTTGCTGTATTTGTCATCTGATTAACTCTAAACTCAACATGTTTGGGAAGCATTCGTAAACCATTCTTTTTAAAATGATCTCTGAACTGAGGATATATAGCTTTTTTAATGTATCCTATTCTTTTACTCTTTCCGTTTTCCGGCAAAACATTAATATTTAACAATAAGTCACACGCTTTTTTGTTGTTTTTTTCGTATGTCAATTTTACAAACTCATCGAGATCCCTCTTTCCGTATATGACAAGTTCTCCATTATTGTTAATTCTGGCTCTAATAAATATTTCGTTCATGATATGAAATTAGTTAATTCCGTAAATCTTATTATATAGCATTCTACACCTGGGGCGTAAGTTAGTTCTTTTTGTGGAAGTCCTTTTTCTATATCAATAATTTGCGCAATCATTTTCTCAGTATTCTTTTTATAACCGCGCTGAAAGATGACATAATCATATTTTTGTGTTTCCAGTTTTTTCCAAAATGGTTTGATCTCTCTGTATTCTTCCGTTTTCTTCCCTGATTTGATGAGGTCAAACCATTTATGAGTTAATACAAGGTAAAGATAATTAATTTTTTCATTAGTAATAAATCTTTCTTTTGGAATTGATATATCTATTCCTGTTATTGTCTTAATTGTGGCATGTCCATTTATAAAATTAACATGCCCTGTTACCTCATTCGTATAACCGTTTTGAGACTTGTATGTTATCTTCTGTAATGTTTTGTAAAAATCTTTTGACTTCATAACCTGATTTTGATTTAAGTTTATTGTTAAAAATCGGTGTGCAATATTCATTAAAATAGCCTACAGGAATACTTTTCCTTAAATCATGATAACTATTTAAATATTCATTTAGCTGTTTTGCAGACATAAACCACGTTCTTTTATATTTCCTGAAATTAACTACATATCCGGAAATTATTCCATCAAACAGGCCAGCATTGTATAAATCTTCTTTCTTTTTCATGCTGCTTTTTTTATTCTCATAGAAAATATTGCTATATGATAAGCTGGTATCAGCAATACTTTTTAATTCAAGTATGAAAAGAGTTCTGTTAAAGAATATCTCACAGTCTGCAATGTTGTACATTTGAAATCTTACATTATCATTCTTTTCAAAGCTAGCTGTCCCATCTCGGAATCTATAAAAAAAGACATCTGATGGTACCGAGTTTTTAAAATCCTGTTCAAATTTTTTGCCTTGGTTCATAGCTGATAAATAATATTATAATTTAATTCTTTCGCTATATGCAATTCAAGGCTTGCGCCTTTAGATCCGTTCCATCCTTTCATAATTCTTTGATTTCTTTTTCTATTTGTTCTTTTTCCTTAGTGTAGTAATCAGATAACATAATTTTTATCTGATTTATAAGTTCTATATTTTCAATTCTAAGCTCAACATGATAACCAACAAATTCAGTGTATTGACATAATTCAATAACATTTATTGATTTCATGTTTTTTAACATCTTATCAACTACTGAAAGTCTTCTATTAAGCTGTTTTCCTTTCTCGAAATTGTAAGCTTTATCAAAATAATCTTTTAACTGATTATCTTCTTCATTAGATTGAATGTTTTCTTTCTTCTTAAAAATGTTTCTTAGTTTCATAATTATTTAATTTTTATTCCTTGAACTTTAAGTGAAAAAAGCATTTCATTTTCTTTTTTTGCTAATCTCCTACGAGCTTTCTCAGGGGCATCATATCGTAAATGGCACCTTTGACAAGCAGCTTTTAAACGTTCATCCTTTACATCGTGATTTTCCTCATCGTGATCAAGATGTGCAATTGTGAGTACTATTTTAATTATCTTATAACCGTCCTGTTCTGCCTCTTCAGCTTCAATATCTCCATGATGACTCTTTTCAATTAAAATAAATTCATCATCTTTCCAGTAACCGATTTCATAATTATGCACTTTTCCGCACATTTCGCATTTAGCTTCATGGATAATGTTTCCGTTATTATCTCTTCTTTGTCCGGCTCTTATTAAGATTCTTTCTCTTATTTCTTGCCAGTTTTCAGGGTATCTTTTATAATCTATCGGCATATTAAAAAGGATTATCAGTGTTTTCAATTTCTTTTTGTTCTGGATCTTTATTTTCTCCGAATACTTGGTTTTCTGGTTCCATTTCCTCAATACTTCTCTCGACAATATCTGACCAGTTTTTCGATCTCCAAAATGAGAAATCAGCTAAAGGTCCGTTTCGATGTTTAGCAATAATAAACTCTATCTTTTGTTTAGTCGAATTTCCTTCATGATCTTCAAGTATTCCGTAATATTCAGGACGATGAATAAAGGCTACTATATCTGCATCTTGTTCTAGCGAACCTGATTCACGTAAATCAGATAACTGAGGCCGTTTATCGGATCTCATTTCTACCTGTCTACTCAATTGTGCAAGTGAAATAATAGGAATATCAAGTTCCTTAGCTGTTGCCTTTAGGCTTGCTGATATTTCTGCAATCTCTCTTTCTCTATCTCTTTTACCAGGTGCCCGCATTAATTGTAAGTAATCAACAATAATCATATCAATATTATGCTCATATTTCATGTTCATTGCCTTTGCCCTGAATTCAATAACACTAATTCTAGGTGTATCATCAATGTAAATTCCCATATCCTCAATTCTGGCCTGAGCATATTCAATTTTTGACCAATCCAACTCATTCAATTCTCCGGATCTAAATTTACCATTCTCAATTCCTGTTTCACTCGATAAAAGTCTCCTGTAAAGTGATTCTTTGCTCATTTCAAGTGAAAAGAATCCTACTTTATTATTAAATTTTGTTGGATTAATAGCAAATTTTAAGGCTAAACTCGTTTTCCCCATCGAAGGTCTCGCCCCAATTATTATTAAATCCTGTTGTTGCCATCCCCCTGTTATTCTGTCAAGTTTTTTAAAACCAGAAGTAACACCATTTATCCCTCCTTTATTTTCTATATGCTCAATTCTCTTTAATTCTTTAGCCCCGATTTGTCCTATATGCTCATAAGAACCTGTTGTTACATTATTAACTAAGTCATATAAACCCCTCTGAGTTTCGTTTAATATATCATCAATATCATACTCAGGATCATAAGCTTTTTGTTGTGTTTCATGTGAAATCCTTATTAATTCCCGGCTTAACCATTTTTGTTTAATGAAGTAAGAATGTTCAACAATATGAGCAGATGAAAGAACATTATCAGTTAAAGATTGAATGTATACTGGTCCGCCGATTTCTTCAAGAGCTTTATTTTTATTTAGCTGTTCATATACAGTTAATAAGTCAATAGGTTTATTATTTAAGAATAATTGTTGTATTGCCTTATATATCTTTTGATGTTCATATTTATAGAAATTTTCAGGCTCAAGAATAGAAGCAATTTTTAAGATTGCTTTTTTTTCCATTATAATAGCTCCTAAAACAGCCTTCTCTATCTCAATATTTTGAGGTGGTAATTTTCCTAGTTCCATATTAACTCCATTTATATCCATCATCTCCGTTAAATATTAGTGGGTTCCTTTGTGGTTTTTTTGTTTCCTCTTTTTTGCTTAATCGCTTTAAATCAGATTGCATTTTAGCCAGAAACTTATCGTAATACATTACCCCTTCTTTGTCTTTTTTTCTGATTTTTAATAAAGATAAGAAATTAGGGGACCAAAGTTCATCATTGCGAGCAAATTTAATAACCTCGCAAATCTCTTTTAAATCTCTATTATCTTGTTCAATAAGTAAACGGATACAATCTTTCCATTTAATCTCCTTATCTTCTGTATTAGGTAAGTTTCTTTCAGGAAATAGTTTTAAAGTCCAATTGAAAATTTTAATAACTGGCTCCTCAAATGTAGTTTGAGGATCTTCATTTGGTTTACTATCTTGTTTATTATCTGGTATAGGTTTGGCAATTTCGCCTTTTCCATTTGGCAAATTTGCCAATTGGATTCGTGTAAATTGCAAAATGGCACCATATCTATCAATGAAAATATCTGAGAATGTATACCATTTTGTCCTATCATATTGAACATTATTGTAATTACCTGATATTAAAATATCATTACTAACTAATTTTTCTAATATTCTCCTGATTTGATCACCTGTAAGATATGGAAATAATTCTTTAAAAGATTTAACTGAATTATATGACCAAAATTTTCCATCATAAAAATGCTTATTATTTGCTGCATTTTTTGATAACCAAAAATCAAAATTATTAATTAAAATAGCCTGTTGAATGTCGTATTGAGTGGCTAACTCGATATTGAATGAGTGCTCCATAACAATCCTTTTTTATTAAATCCTTTTTAAAGTAAAAAAAGGAAGGAGAAAGGATTTTTAAACCTTCCTTTTTTTTAATATATCAGCCGGTGCGCTTTCGGCCTTTGGTTTTACAAATATAGTTTAAATATCCAGACTATCAAAAAGTTTTAATATTCTGATAGCAGAAACAAATTCAATTTCAAGCCTTTTAGCATTAGCATGTTTCTCAGGGTGTACTTTAGGATCATACTCTTCGACCTGTTTTCTTATTTCCGTTAAGTCAACCTCTAGGCTTAATATACAATTCTCGTGTTTTAACATTATGTTGAATTTTTAGTAAGTTAATTAAAATGGCAAATCATCTTCTATATTTTCTTGCTGATTAGCAACATTATTCGCATTGTTATTATCACTTTGCGAATTATTTTCGCTTTGTTTGCTACCTAGCATCTGAACGGTTTGGCATATTATCTCAGTAGTGTAATGTTTAACACCATCTTTATCATCCCACGACCTGGTATGCAAAAAACCTTCAATATAAAGTTGCATTCCTTTTTTGAAATACTTTTCTGCGACATCTGCAAGCTTATTCTTAATAACAATATTATGCCATTCTGTATGAGTTACTTTTTCGCCTTGCTTATTTGTATAATTCATGCTAGTTGCAACGCGAAAGTTTGCAATTTTGCCGCCATTTTCAAAGGTTTTTATTTCAGGATCAGCTCCTAAATGTCCAACGATTATTGATTTATTTATGCTCATTTTCGTTATTATTTTTATTGCTGTTAATAATTCTGTAAACTGATGCAATATGAAGCGAAAACATTTGCGAAATTTCTTTCGCACTTTTTCCTTCCTGAGAGAGTTTTATTATTCTTTTGTTTCTTTCTTCTATAGAAAATAAATCATCCGGTTTTATTGGTTCATAATTAATATTATCTGATTCATCTTTTATAAAAAGATCTATAGTTGATAAATTCCTTATAATAGATTCACCGAAAGATTCAGAATCTTTTATTGATTGTTTACTATAAAGATTTTTTTCTTTTTCACTCAATACAAATCCTTTATTTTCATCTTTCAACTTAATATAAGCATACATTATAATAATAAAGCCTGAATATAGCCCATAATAAACAGAGGCAAACCATTTCCAAACGTTCTCTATTAATTCTGTGTTGTTATAAAGAAATACACCGATCGTTTCTAAAATGGCCGTTAAAATGACAAATAACCAGAATAAACGATCTTTCCTATCGAGTAAAGCAATTATTATTGTTGTTACGATTCCGAAAGCTGCCCCGAAAAGATAAGGAACCAATAATTTAAGATCATACCCGAATAAGATAAATAGTTTCGAATCCTTCCCGGGATCAAGAGAGTGCAAAAACTTGCTGTGAGTTATAAAAAGGAATAGGGCTATGAATATTAGCCCTATCACATAAAGTACCTTTTTCATAGAATTATCTGTTTTTGAAGTTCATCAGCACTCTCAATAATATTTTTTATTTGATAAGTTGCATAAGAGTGAAAATTTGTTCCTTCGATTTCAGGAATTTCAATCGCTGAAAGATCGGCAATGAATTTACATAAGCATTCAATTTTAGCATTATTACAAAACTCAGTTACAATCTTTTCGTTATCATTATTAGTAACAGAATCATTTTTGTCATCGAACAAATCGTTAGCCTCTTGCTTTTCTTTCTCAATAGCTGCTAATTTTTCCCTCAATAACCTGTTTTCTTCCTCTGCCTTTTTTTTCTCTTCCTCAAGCTTTTTATTTTCTGCCTCAATTATGGCTAATACCTCAGCCTCTTTGCGCTTTTTTTCTGCTTCAAGATAAACATCACGCACCGATTTTTGAGCCTTTAGATGGCTTTCAATTGGCTCAATTAAATCGAGAAGTCTTTTCGATTCATTATCAATTTCTCGTTTAAGCTCTTTACGTTTTGAATCAATGCCGGTTCTAGTAGATACAACTTGCTTTAGAGCTTCTTTAACTTTGTCGTAACCTTCGACATCATCCTTATCTTTTACCGTAAACTTAAGAAATTCATCACTTGCTTTTTTTATCTGTTGGTCGGGTGATAAAGCAAGCTCTTTACTCAATTTGTCAATTCTTTCTGAAAATTTACTCTTTTTCATTTCGTTTTTTTTATATGATTCCACGTTTTTGTAATTCTAAGTAGCACCGCTCAGTTGCCAGAACATCATCCTTACTATTATGAGCGTTGAAAGTTTCATTGAAAAGCTTAAAGTATAACTCTTCAAGACGGGGCCATTTTAAACCTCCATAATTACTAGGAATGTTGCAAAACTTAATTGATTTCATCATCGTATCGATACGCTTATCTTTATCTAAAGTTTCAAGCATATTATCGAACATTATTTTTGATTTTCTCCGGTCCTCAAATTTTGAAATGATTCTAATGTAATTAGCTTTTACAATAGAAGTATCAAAATTAATATTATGTCCGATTAAAAAATCTGCCTGGTAAGCATCATAAAGAAATTCATTCATAACTCCGTCAATTCTTACCCCTTCCTTTAATGCTCTTTCGGTTGTTATTCCGTGAACTTTTGAGGCTGATTCCGGTATTTCGTAACCATTAGGCTTTATAATGTAATCTTTTACATATTCAGATCCCAAAACTTTCCAAGATAATTGTACTATATGTGGAAAATCTTTCCAGTTTTCACGCCATTTATGACCTTTTTTTGGTAAACCTGTTGTTTCAGTATCAAATATTATTATCATTTGTTAAATTTTAAGTAGTTATCAACTCCAACGCTTATACACCATGATATAAAAGATTCAGCAAGATTTATAATATCCTGATCCATTCCTTCGTATGGATAGAACATAAATGAACGGTATTTAAATGTAACCGGTCTTTTTTCTAAGCTGGTATATTGAAAATGATGAAATACAACGCAATCGAGATCGTAAACGTGCGCATATATACGCGGCTGATATGAATCTGTATAATAATCAGGTCCATACCAATTTTTGCTAGTTTTAAACTCATGTCCAATATTTCCAGTTAAGGCATCGGCTATTAATGAAAGAGTTATTTCATCAGTTAACTGCGATCTCACTTTATATTCTTTAACAGCAAATTTAAATATGTTTGAAAAGTCTATTAATTGTTGTTTTTCCTCTTCAAAAAGTTTATCTGATTCCCCTTTCTCAATAAACTCGTGTACATCTGTACCGAATTGCATCGCATGACTTGTAAACTTTACGCCTTTTATTTGCTCTATGAGTTCATCAGGGGACTTCTCAAATTGAGTAAGTCCCAGAACCGAACGGTAAGAATCTAATAGAGATGGGCTAACCTTGTACATCTTCCTCGAATTTAACGAATTTCTTAACCTCAGAGTTATATATTGCCACCTTATTATCAGTCGCATGTTTTTTCAACAACGCAAAAATTTGCAATTGAATGTTTTTGCTTTTATCTTTTTTAAGCTTTTCAATAAGCTCATTACATGCTTTGATAGTTTTAAAGCCGGATATTTCTTCTTTATAGGCTTTAATCTTATTTAAAAACTCTTGTTGCTTTTCTGAAATCTCATTCATTCGGTCAAGAGTTTTATTGATTAATTGCTGAAAGAAATTATCATATTCTTTTTCGCTTGATTCTGGTACCTCAATAAGTCCAATATTAGCGCAATCTTTGCCATCGTGAGCATCAACAGGCCTAAAATCAATTACTCTTTTATTCTGATCGGAATACATATATCCGATTAAATCTGATTCTTGACGTAAGATGTCAAGTGCTCCACCGGTAACTCTCGGTATCACCTTTCCATCCTTATCATTATCTTTCGAAGCGTGACATATAAATACAACATTTGCCCCCAGGCTTTTAGTCCAGTCTTTAAATTGTTTGAAAACGCTTTTAATTGCCCCGTAACCTTGTAAAGATAACTCTCCCCCTCTTCGCTGATTCTTAGGATCAATCTTTTTAACGTAATTAGCAATGTAATTATCGATAAGTGTACCACCGGTATCGACAATAATTGTTTTAGGTGCTAATTGCACCAACTCCGGAGAGTTTTGTAACTCTGTAATATCTTCCCAAGAATCTACACGGACAAAATTCTTTTGCCCTATTGAACGTTGTACACCCATATCAAAATCTAATAACAATGGGTTTTCAGATGTGAATGTTAATGATGTTTTACCGATTCCAGGATCCCCGAAAATAGTTGCTGATAGTGTTTCCGTTTTTAAAACATCTTGCTCATTAAAAAATTTAAGTGCCATAATAAATTAATTTTTAAAGGTTTTTATACTTGTCAATTATTTCTTGAGGGAAAAGCTCATCTAAGCTTACGCCCAAAACTTGACTAAATTTCATCATCGAATAAATATCGATTGATCTGTTACGATAAGTTGCCAATCTGGCAACTCTTGTCCTGGCTGATTCTTTAGAAATATCGGGCCAAATCATGACACCGAGTTTTTCATAATCTAATTGTTCACCGGTCCGCGCATGATAAGCGGCCATAGCTTTTTTTATTTGCATATATAAATTTTAGATTTTACCATTTGCCAATATATATTATATCAACTTTATGGCCTGATAAATAAAATTTTACTTCTCTCCAAATTTCAGATAGAGTTTTATTTTCAAGATATTTATTATTACGATAACGCCAAAATACTCTCATTACAAGCTTCTGAGCTAAATATTTATTACTTCCAACTCCGTATCCTATATCTGTCCTTGCGTTTATTATTATATTTCTCATTGTTATTAATGTTTCGTTTGTTACTTATACGATACAAATATATGAAATGTTACTTTAAATGCAAAGAAATGTTACTTTTTTTTAAAAAAAATACCCGGAAATTTATTCCGGGTACCTAATAATCAGTAAAAAAGTAATTATATAGCGAGAAAAATTACTCTTCTTATTCCTCTTCATCATCTTTGATAGCAACTATCAAGCTATCTAAGCCGACAAGCATTTCAATTGATTTCTCAATTACTTTCTCAACTTTGTCATTTTCAAGATCAAATTTTTCCTCGATATAATCTATTAATTCTTCTCTCTCATCATCATCAAGGTCGATAAATTCGGCTTTTATCTGTGTACCTGATTTAATAACTTTTACAATATCACCGAATGAACCGGCTCCGATACCTAATGCCTCAGCTACGGATATTTTACCATCATCAACAAGGTTTTTTTCGATTTTCATACCGAAATTAATTGCAGCTTCTGCAGCAATTTTTAAGTTCTCAATACCTAATTTTCCAGCCATACTTTTAAATTTTTGGTTAATATTTAATATAAATTGTTAAAGTTCAAATGTACAAAATTATTTTTCTATTTCACCTATACATTTTAGTAAAAACCTTCCTGTAAGTCCTGAAAGCCCACTAATCATAATTACCCATCCAGGCAGTGAAATAGCCCCAGCAACAATGCTTATTGCTGCCCCTAAAAAAACCATACTTTCACTTACTATTTTCACATTTTTAGGTGTCTTTGCTTTATATGCCTCAGATATTAAAGGGATGCCTATTTTAACCTGTTTCATAACTTTATTGCTTTACTATATACAAATATACTTAGAAAGGCGAAAAAGCCCCTTAAAACCCAAAATTGCCAATCCGACAATAAAGACATTACATCATCATAGATTCCTGATGTGGTACCCACGTAATTTAAATCTAATCCCCCGATCAGATTGTAGCTTAAATCAAATAAAGCTATATGCATAAACCAATAAGATAAGCCTAATAAGATTATATAATGCCAGTTAATTTGTTTTTTATACAACAAAGGAATGGCAAAAAGACAAATCTTATATACATTTTCAAGAAACTTACTCCAATCTTTCACATTTTCAGCAAATAAAACATCGACATAAGCATCTAAAATAATTAGTAAAATGAATATAATTAGTATCATATTTTTTGTATTTTAGTCTCGATAATTAATGTTTAATTTTTATTGAATTTGTTTAATTATTGTAAAAATCGGCTTGAGCACTGGCATTTTGTCAGTGCTTTTTTTATCCGAATTGGCCAATTAACCATTCAGTTATTTTATCCTCAAAATATTCATTTTGCTTCGGATTAAGTAAAGCCTCCACATCATCTCTATTTGTTTGGAATTTCCATTCAAGTAAGTTAGCCAAATAATTAGGTTTTACTTTATCATTACCAGCCAAAATAGTAAAGTTTGCTTCCCAATCCGGATCCTTAATCTTTTCCTTTTCAGATAGCCAATAAGCGGCCCTAAACTTATCATTCGGATACATTACTTTAAAGTAATTAAAAAGGCTCGTTGCAATTGGATCACTTTCATCTTCGCCCCTTGAAGTCCATACGCTTGATCCCCTAGCTTTTCCCCATCCATCTGTATCACAATTTTCTATTCGTTCAGCATCATTATGCAAACTCAGAACAAAAGAAAAATCATAATCTTTAACTATTTCATTGTATCGCTGTACCCGTAATGATAAACCGGGTTCATTTGAGTACTGACAGAATGGAGAGAATATATCGAAATTAGGGTTCTTAATAATTAAATTCTTTCGAATATTAAAGCACCTTTCACGGGACCAAATCCACTCTTGGTGTCTCCCGTCTGGACTTCTTTTCCCGGGGGTGTTTTTCCCGTGCGCTGCATCTAATATAATTACTTTTTTCATGCTATTCTGTTTTTATTACTTTTAATACCAACGTTTCAAGCGAATTAAACCGCGAATCCATGTGCGCGATAATGTCTTTCTTAATAGTATCATGTTCACGCTTATTCTGGTTATCAATCTCAGTAATACGTTTATGTACTGCTTTGATTTGAATTTTATTAGTATCCTTTATGTTTTCAATATCTCCAAAAAGATCCTCCTTAACAGATTTTAGATCTTTATCCACATCTTTTTTTAATGCATATTCCATTACATCTTTTTTTCTATTTCTTAAAATAGGATATAAAGCACTTACAATCGAAATAGCAAACGCCGAAATAATGCCAAAATTCTGAAGCGTGTCTGATACCATAGTCTTGATCTTTTAATTATTACAAATATAAGGGCTATACTGATTAATAAAACAGTATAATAAAAGTAAAATGTTAAATCAGTTTTTGGATTAATTAAATTTATTATACTCATTATCAATAACCCTATCGCTCCCCCAGCGATGGCAATTGATATATCTTTTAATATACCAATATTGATTAGTTTGGCACTTCCTAAGAATATTAAAATACTTCCAGACAATACAGCCCGGAAGTAAATTATGTGTTCAATTCCATTATCAGTTTTAAAGCAAAATGTTATTGCTGCTCCAAAAAAGATTATGCAACCCCCTAAAAAAATTAATATTTCAGCTAATTTTTTACTCATTTAGATGGCACATCAGGTTCGTTATCGTCATCATCGTCATTATCATGATCCCGATATTGATTTTTTAAGTAATTTAGATTTTTCATAAATTTATATTTAAAGTTTAAACAAAGTTAGTATTTAATTATATTATTTCCCTTATAGTTAAATCTCATTCTTTCCCCTTTATAATTTATCTGATAAGGTTTTTTAATACTAATATACGCACCAATATCCCATAAATCATTTTGCTCAGATAGTACTATTGAATTTGGCCAAACAGTAGTATTATTCAGTCCGTATTTATATGTTGTTCCTAAATTTTTCCCTCTATCAATTGCTGGACTATTTCTTTTTAATGAATAATTACCGTTCCCCACATCTGTAAATAATGGGTTTATATTAATAGATTTTAAAGTATCATAACCATAACCTTGCCAAGTTGCATAATTTACTACGCCTCCAGTATCGGTTTCAAAATCTACACCATAATATAAGTTGTTATCAAACTGCCAGCCATTCAACGAACTATCAGCTAACCAAAACGCACTACCTCCCTGTATTGAGTATACTATGTTGTTATAAAACTGTCCAGAATCACTAGGATTTGGATATTCAGGCAAAACATCTCCATTATCATCGATCCATACAGCATTATTCAAAGAATAATTTTCATTAACAAAAGTATTCTGATAAACTTTTGCATACGGTAATGCCCTAAAATAAATTGGTGTATAACAATCAATAAATAAATTACCGTATACCTCTGAACTACAATCAATAGTATCTTCTGGGTTTTTATTTACATAACCTATTGTTGCTCCTTCTAACCAATTATACCTCAATATACATTTATTTCTGTAAGATAACCAAGTATGAACACCATTTTCGTTTCCAACAAGTCTAGGCATCCTTATTTTATTTTTCTCTACAATAATACCTTGCTGATACCTATATTTAGGGATTAAAGATGATACACTAAATAAAGTATTAGTAACATTCTGTGCATTGTATTCAACATAATTATTCTGAAATACAAAACCACCTATATTTACTAAATCACTTGTTCCAAGAGAAAAGCTTGCAGTATCATCCATAATAAACGATGAATTTCTAATAACCAAATTAAAATCCTGCGCAGCACTATACCCCACATTTAAGTCATTTCCAAATGTCAAGCTATCAATTAAACAGTCCCTTACAGTATCACTATTTGTAAAATAAAAAGGAGTATTATAGAGACTTGTATTTGTAAGCTGAACATTCATATCTGTAACACCAAGATAGGATAAACCATTTGCAATAAAACTATTATTATTAATTATTGCAGTAAAATCATCATACCCAGTATATCTTAAGAATGATCCATACATATTCTCAAAACTACAATTTTTTATTGTTAAATTTCCTGTATTGTAAACATCTATAACATAACTTCCAGATACATGATCTCGATAAAACACACAAGAATCCCAAGTATTATTACCTGAATGTGTACCTAATGAATATCTAAAATCTGAATTTAACTCCAATGGAGAAAAATAACATTTTTTAAATAATACATCTAAGGTATCTATAGTTGAAGAGGCTCTCAAACCACCTCCTATAATCGTAGAACCAAAAACATGTATTTTTATATTAATATTACTTTGAACAAAATAACTAGCATAACTATTAGTATCATGATAGGTATAATACTCATATATATCAGAGCGTGGTATAATATGTTGAGCAGCAGGTGCATAATAATTGCGATTACCTTTAAAACATTTACCTTGATAATTAATATTACCTAAAATGTAAGTATCTTCTACAAATAGTGTATCATTTGCTGGGACGATAGAATATAAAGAAGTTGTATTCCCTTTCACATGACAATCTTTCACGTGTATACTATTATTACCAGAACCAGTTAATCTAATAGCATATGTTGAATTTGGAATCTCAAAACCAATAATTGTAGCTTTGTAATATAATAAAAAACCATATGTTGATGCTGTAAAATCTGAATTACCAACACTAATAAAAGTATATTCTTCCCCTGTATTGCTAGTCACTTGTGGGCTTGTATAATCAAAAACCACTATTGTATCACCGTCATTTGCTGCACTTATAGCTCCGGCAATTGTTGAATAAGTTTTATTAGTTCCAACCTCTAAAGGCGATTGAGGGTATAAAGCCCCAAAGTAGTTGTTATCATCTTTTGTAGGTGTTTCGTAAAATGCTATTCGACTTACTTTCTTAGGATATCTTTCCGTGCTATCAGAATTTAAAATTTGCCTTTCAAGTTTAAAAAATAAACTGTCCGCTTTATTATAATTTGCTTTATATTCATTAATTGTAGAAATAGCAAGTGTATCTCCTAATAAAATCAAATAACCTCCTCTATTACACTGAAAGTAAGTACTATCAATAGTACCTCTATATTTCCAAACCTTCGCGTCCGAATCCGGCAATCCTGTGATACTATCTACTAATAAAGTATCGCTGCCTTGTACGCTAAATCCTTTCCAAAGCCTTGTAGGTGTTTGGTATTGCGCGCTCAGGCTAATTGTTATAATCGCAAATGCTATTGTAAGTGTTTTTTTCATATCTTTTTTATTATTAATTATCCTGTACAGGACTATACTGTATATATGTATTGTCTGCTTTCACAAATATTTGTACAATATCGTCTAAACCCAAAATAATTGTTCCACTTGTATTAAAATTACCACCGTCATTTATCATTAATGTATATGTATCTGATGTTCCTATTATTGTATATATTCTACCTATTACAGGATTATCAAAATCTGTTAATGTTACAGACGTTGTTGTTCCATCATAGTAATATATCTGTCTACTATTCATGTCTGGCGTAGCGTCTCCATCTGCAATTGTTCCAGTAGTATAATTTGATCCATACATAGATAGATTACTTGCTACATTAACAGATCCACCCGTAAAATAATGAACGCAATCTCCGCCGCCAGTTGGCCCATAAAATATATCCACCTGCCCTGGCTCCTGATTAACAAATTTAATTGCAGTTTCATTTCCTATTATTAACTCGTTTTTATCTGAATTACCATACATACTATCCGAAGAAATGGCAACATCTGAACTTATATTATTTGCTATGTTTATGTTAGCTTTATCTGTAAATAAACCTATTTCTCCATCAAGTCCATTTAGACTAACTTCTGCATAATTTGACCCAGCTTGAGAATGTAAAACAATATCAGACCCAGACGTTCCTGTTATATATGTATTGTCATCAGAACCTGTTAAGCCTGAAATATTAATTTCAAAAGTTCCATCTCTGGCAATATAAAAATAATTATACCCATTTCCGTTATAATCACCAAAATGATATGCATCACCATCAAATGAAAATTCCTGTCCTGTAGTAACATCACTAACTGTCTGAAATCCTCCAGACCCGTCAGATATTTGTATATTTCCCGTAGTCCCTGCCGACTGTCCTGACGTGCAATTAAGGCAATAGCCTGCCGTATCTGCATAAATAGAACTATCAATATTATTTGTATCAATTTGAGCCCACGTTAATCTTAAGCTATCAGGATCATATATTGGCACTGCTAAATAATTCGGAAACCATATTGGCCATAACGAATCAATTGATGATGTATCCATTTGCGCCCATGTCATTTTTCCAGAATCAGGATCAAATATAGCTGCAGACAAATAATCAGGCACCCAATCAGGGAAAATAGTATCCACATTTGTAGTATAAATTTGAGCCCACGTTAATCTTAAACTATCCGGATCGTAAATAGGAGATGCTAAATAATTAGGTAACCAATTTGGAAGTAATCCAAGTTTTATTAAATCACTATATTGAAATACTTCAGGACCTACTTTAATAGAATCAAACACACAAAATTGTATATAACTTGAATCTGTAGTTCCGTAAATTGGACTATTCCAAACTTTTAAATTACCCCAAATGACAACGTCTTTATATAATCTTTCAGGATTTTGCCCGAATAAATTAAATCCAATTATTAAGGCTGCTATTATTGTAATTATCTTTTTCATAATAAATATAATGTTGTATCTAAAACTAAATCAATATCATTTCCATCACCTGTATTATCGGTAACATCAATCCTTATAGAATTGCCGCTAATGCTTTTTAATATGTCAATTCCAACATCATCAAGCTCCGCAATTCTATTACTATCAGTACCGGCCTTATTACTTAATAATAGGCTTCCTTTTTCTGTCAATGTATCTCTTGTTGCAACATATTCAATTTTAATTACATTATGCAATGTTACATCTCCAACTGCAACATAATAATTAGTAGAACTATTCGGTATAGTATCCTCGATTATTATATTCTGTTTTTTTGATGTTATACTTATACCATCGTTAAAATTCTTTAAACCGTATATATCTTGTGATTGATCTGATATATGGCCCCATGTTACTCCTATATCAGCTTCCTGTAATCCTGATAAATTATTATGATTTGAAGGTGTTGATCCTCTGGAAATTTCTGTAACTCTCCAGTCAATGTAATTATTACCATCCCCGGTTAATGAATATTTCGCATTTACACTATTTGTAAAACTTGTTTTGCATTCTAATATTAATGTTGCAATAGGAACAAATTCAGGGCTTGGTAAATTACCTAATAATTGTCCTAATTCAGTTGATGCTCCTGTAGTGGCTAATGCAGCACTTGAGTATTGATTTATACCTAAAAATACAACAGGATTATTATTTATAGCTCCGACAGCTAACAAATGAATAAGCATAAAATAATTACTTGTTACCTCAGTCAATTGCCATGTTGATCCTGTATATTGATTATACTGGGGTAATGGAGTAGCTCCAACAGGAAAACTATACCCTGCATTAGTCGAAGCTCTCCAATATCCATTACTACCGAATCTATAGTAATATTTTAATCCTGTAGTGCTCGCAATTGTATTTAGTATATGTTCAAGATCCTCATCTACAATTATACCCGTTAATACCCCGAACTGAGCATGAGAATTTAAGGATCCATCTCCTATAATTAAATTGTTTGGAGATAGACCAGATATATATTGAGCACCCCTTGTCCTATGCAAATAAAGATGTGTTACAGGAGACATACTCATTCCGTGACGTTCATCAACAATCAACTCAGCTAATGCAGTATCAGCATTCCAATAAATATAAGCTACTGTACATTTATGCAAAATTAATTCAGCTATTTCAGCACTTGATCCATTCGTTAAAACTAATAATGTTTCACCATCAAAATAAATTATATGATCACCAGTTGTATCAGGTATTACAACATCATCAGAACTTTCTTTTTCGTATTTTTCACCCTCAATGTAATAGTGATAATCAGTATCATTTGGAGTAATTGTAAATGTACGTGTTGCATCTACAAATGATAAATCTGTAGAGTCTCTTTCATCAGGAGGAAATCCATTATTATCCGTAGTTTCAACAGTTAAATTAGTGGTTTGAATATCTACAGTGATCAATCCACTTGTTTCATCACCTATAACATCAACAATTCCAATTAATACAACATAACTGCCATCTGTGGGTAATATTGTAGTCATTTGTCCATTTGTACCCAAATACAACCTATCATTTACGGCCCATGCTGTTGTATCCATTGTAACTTGACCGAGTTTGGTAATATTACCGTAAGTACCATTTTCAATTGTAGTTGTCGCAACTGCTACCGGCCTTGATCTATCCTTATAACGATTATCAGCAAGCCCTATATCATCACCAAATGGACATACTGCGGTACCATTTGGAATATCTGATCCACTTGTATTAAGAACATAAAAGGCAATTTCACGACCTGGATTCAATTGCAATTCTTCATCATCTGTAAAATAGGCAATCGCCTTTTTCGCTGCATCATACCATATACGCCCCTCCTTATAGGTAGGTGCCGTAATTGTAGGTGTGATATCAATATAATCGAATACAGTACTTATTTCCTCAATCAATCCTGCTAATTCATCAATTGCCTCCTTAACTGTTTCCTCAGTTAATCCAGAATCTGTATTATCATATCTTATGTTTAAACTATCGAAAACATCTGATGCAACATTTGTCGGATCGTATGTAGAAGATTGCATAAAATAACCGGCAATTGTACTAAATGCTATACGATAAGAAATGAAGTTCCCTAATCCATCGGGTAAAATAATATGAAAATAACCCCCTGTTATATCCGTGGTTATTCCAATTGCACTAAGTTTAGTATCCGGTCCTGTCATGATTATTTGCTTGAATATGTTATATTAACCTCTTTTAAATTTATCTCATAATTCGCTAAATCAGATCTATCGATCTGAGTCATTGCAATAGTATCCTCATTAATCCACCTAATCCCATTCACTGAAATGGTATTACAGCTAAAAATAGCATTTAAGATATGCTGATAATACATAGGTGTATTAAATATCTTTAGTATTCCTGAATTCACGGGAGTACTTCGAGTCTTTACGAATTTTCCTCTGTCACTGGGATAACCGGATATTTCATTTTGTGGTTCGCCTGGTATTATTCTACCTTCGAAATATGTTTTTGCAGTGAATACATTAGTACCATTATCATCAAAAATCATCCCATAATCATTGTAAGAATTTGAATATTCAAGTTCAAACAATCTCTTTAAATATTTAGATTCTGAATGTACTTTAATATATTCAGATTGTATCGATTCATCAGGCATATCAATATAATAAATACCCGTCTCAGTTATTGACCATGTATATTTATAAATATTTTCAGATATCCATCCAGTCGGTGTAATATCCTCCGGATTAATCTTTGTGTATAATTCCCATTCTTTTAAAGCATTCAATTTATAAATATACAATTGTTGCGATGCCGGAGAATACATGCCAAATTGTAAAACTAAATCCTCATTAATTTTAAAATCCTTTAAGAATTTAGATGCATTTATCCCAGGGAAATAATCAACATGCTCAATTACATTGTATTGAGTAGGCCAATAATTAATATAATCAGGCTCTTTTGTAGTATCCCTGAATCTAACCGGGTTCATATTTGGTATTCTAACAGCCATTATTCAAAAGTATAATTGTTTTCATCTTCAAAAGTATAATTATCACTATCCTCATAAACATAATTAAGTGATTCAACATATTCCCGCCTTATAACTTCCCATGTAGCTTTCAAAGGATAAGATTCCACGTTAAGAGACTTAATAAAACCATTGTATTCTTCTTCATCATGAGTATATCTAATGAATCCATGAGGATCAGAATTCATTGTATTAAATATCTCTTGATTTATCTCTTTTTCGAATGTATCTAAAACAGGTATATAGTATTTTCCCGAAAGTTCATCATATTTAATATTATCAATTTCGTTTACAATTTTACCGGCCTGATTTGTATATATAATTGAAACACCTTTTTTTAAGCTTAAAAAGCGTATATCTTGGGGATGTTTCCAAAGCATAGGTGTAAGCATAGACTTATGTCTTAAAACGTTTTCACGGCCTGTAATGCGTAAATTAAAGTATTGATCTATGTTAACTATACCAGACAATTCAGAATCTCCGCTTTTCCCCTGAATTGCTCTTATTCTATCTGTATCAATTATGTAACGGAATTCATCATATTTTGTATCTTCAGTAGAATTTGTAGAATATTGTTTCCTGCGACATAAATCAATTGCAATTGAGGCACCATGATAATCAGCTCTCCAATTAACCTCATTTTTTACGGGTTGATTTATTGTATATTCCAACGGCATATTAAATTCACTTACCCCGTTTAAATCTTCAAAATCAACCTCTGGCCATCCACATTTAATCGAAGGAATATAAGCATCCGGATAAGGTTCGGATTCAAAATTATTAACCTCACCTAAATCAAACATAAAATAATTATCCTTAAAAAACTCAGACATAGTTTCAATGAAGAATCTATCATTAACACGATCATAACCTAATCCAACTGGTTCGATTGCGAATAATGAATTAAATAAACCGTCAATTGATGCAAGTATACCCTTATCTGGGAATTGCCTTAAATTAAAACCAGATGTTAAGAAAAGATTAGCCCATTTTCCATTCACTAAATAAGTCTCATAATCGCTTTCTATATGTCCTAATAATGTGCTATAGATTACTTTATCTGTATCCTGCTCGCTTGTCGCTAATTGTAAAACCTTTCCGAAAGCCTCATGCAAGAATAAACCTCTTGTATTTGTTTGTTCTACAGATGGGAATATCTCATATCCATTTAGATTAAATAATACATTATTAGAATAACTGATTTTATATCCTATAATATCAGTAATTAAATAGATAACATAAAATTTAATATATCCACCGGCAGGTACTTCCCAATCATAAAGCATATTTGATAAATCAAATTCTGGATTTATGATCTGTGTTGTGCCTCCTGATTGAGAAAATGTATTTGAATAATTATCTATGTTAATAATTTGTACAGGTATGTCATCTGCATCATACACATAAACAATATATGAAATACTGACAAATGCTGAGTTTCCAAATATAGACGGTATTAAATAAAGAGAATTAAATTGTTGTACATCAATATTTGTTATCCTAAAAATAGTATCATAATCAGTTGTATTCTCATAAATAACACCATCATCGCCATTACCTACAATACGATCACCAATATCATTTATAGTTGTTTCCTCAAGTGTTGGATACCATTCTACGGGGGTATCATTATTACTCCAAATGATATTATAAAGATGATCTCTTATTCTCATTTTAGTTTCGAATCTGAGATATAAATCAAGAGGATCAACCTTAATTATTTGCTCGGCAATAGGTGTTAATTGCTTTCCATCATGTGAAATATTAGTAAATAAATCATATTCAACTTCGGACCTATCAATTAATTTAGCCTCTTTAGTACCGTCTTTAATACCTATCTCAACAAATCTATCTGTAATCAAGAATTTAACTTTCCCGGGTGTGAAATTCAATATACCATCATAGAACTTTACATAATCTCCTGTTTGTGTATTAATTTCATAAATCTCAACAGTTATCTCAGCTAATATGTCGTATAAATCATATTGGTCTTTAATAAAATCACCACCCCCATAATTACGAATATACCAACGTAAAGAAACTGCATAATTTCGTAGAATAGAATTATACTTTTTAGATCGTTCCCATTTTATTTGTAGTTTTTCCCAACCGGCTGGGTTTTCTTTCACCAAATATGTTTCAGATTCTTTAATTAACTCTACCTCATCAATCTCAAAATATACTCCAGCCTGGTTAATCTTAAAGTAAAGAACCTCTATTGTATTATCAATCTCAATTGCCTCGGATAAATAAACCTCTGCATTACCGTCATTGTAAGGTAATGTAATTTCATCTTCTGAGCCTAGTTTAATAGATGATAAGTAGCTATTTGTGCGATATCTGAATCTAACATGGTACCGATAATTTGGATCCATTTCCCCTAGAATAGCGTAAAGCGTTGCGTGAAGATCCGAAATATCATCAGTAGTTTCGAAACGTTGTGCATTTCCTGTAAAATTATTTCCTGTAACTATTTCAGTTTGTTGGCTTACTATATAAGCAATATACCAATTTTGAGCTAACCCATTTGTGTCATTAATCCAATCATATTGATCTGTGCCTCCTCCATTTTCAACACCTTCAGCCGGGGGATTATTTTTAAATACATATTTATAAAAAGTATTTTTATACTCATCACCGAAATAAGTTAAGTAATCGTTATAACTACCGTTAAAATATGTATCTAAATATGCCATCAATGTCCAAAATATTCGTTCTCAAACTTAATGCGACTATTCCCGTATTCGACTGTTTTATGGAATTTATCACCGTTAATTATAGTATTACTTGTTGTTTGTTTTGATTGTCTTTGTTTTTCAAGTGCAATTATCTGATCTAGTTTATGATTTGTAATTCCCCCGTATTCAGATAATATTTTCTCAGTTTCACGGTTAGGAATAACCCTATCACCTTTTTTCAAATGCGTATACATTCTATTTTCAGCAAGCCAAGGACCTGAATCTGATATAATAAGTTCACGCCCTTTCTCACCTACCTCAGCCCATGTATCTTTTAATACTCCATCCGGGCCTGTACCTTTCCAATATTGCGGGATAGGTTGAGCAATTATGCTTGCGATCTGAGCGGCTCCCGTAGCTGCTACTAAAGCGGCAAGTATATAATTAGGTAATGATTTTGTGACAGCTACAGCCGTATTTATTCCGGCATTAAAAACAGCCTGTATTTTTTCATTTATTGCGGCTTGTCTTTCAAGTTTATTTTTTTGCTTCTGATAATTTTCGTCAATTTTTTCTTTTAATTTAGTGTTATCACCTGCCAACTCAATTTCACGCTGATACTGATTTTCAAGTATCGCAAGTTCATTTGATTTACTTGTTTTATAATAATTAAACCCCTCATTAATTAGATTTTGAGTAGCTGTAATTTCTTCTTGATTTTTTGTTATAAATTTTTCATTATCTTCTTTATCCTTTTCCTCTTTTTTCTTCCTAAACTCCTCTTCAATATCAAACATTCTTTCTTCGTGCTCATACTTCAAAGCTTCAAGTTCTTCATTTAATAATGTTTGAACTTCTATCATTTTTTTACCATTCTCAGTCTCTACTTCCTGAAATACTTTCCCTTCATTTATTAATCTTTGATATTTTTCATTTTCCCATGCAATTTCTTGTTTTTTAATTTCTTCAATTGTTTTTAAATTACGTCTTATTCTTTCCTGTTCTATTCCTTTAACTGTTTCCTCGGCAGCTTTTAATCTATCATTTTGCTCTTTATTTAATGCTGCCTGAGCTGCCGCCAAATCTTGCTCCGCTTTTCTTCTCTCTACAATTACCTCACGTAAACGATTAGTTCCACGTTCAGATATTTGTAACCCCTCAGCATACATTACTATCTCTGTATTATTAAGCTTAAGAAGTTTATTTGTATCTAATTCAATTTCATTAAAATCTTCGAATAATTTAATTTGGTCATTAAAAGACTCCTTCATTATGCCCTGAGTTTCGACTAGTTTTTCCTGCCTAAATGTTAACGATTTATCTGTATCTGCAATTATCTGCTCATTTACTGTTTTTTGCGCATCGGCAACATCTAAAATTAAATCTAATCGTTGCTCGAATACATCCAATTCAGTCATCCTTCGCTTTTGATTATTCTCTGCCTCAACTCTTAAAATCTCGTTGCTTGCCTGAATAGCTTCTATTTTAGTGTCAGTATACGCTTTCTCTATTTCAATACCCTCTTTAGTTATTGAAACTAGCTCGCCGCTTGCTTCCCGTCTTATATGTCCAGCTTTAATTGCCTCCTCAATTTCCATATCTGCAATCTTTAGCCTTTCATTAGCTAAAAAAGCCTCCTCTTTAGTCCTCTTCATTTCAACCTCTCCGAGCTTAATTCTTGCCTCTATCATTTGAGCCATGCTTACAGTATCATCATCCGCCGTAATTGCTAATAAATCGGCCTCTGATTGTAAATTAGCTATTCTTGTTCTACTTTCATTATCAATATCATTATACGCATCCCTTAATTGCAATAGTTGTTGACGAACAGCGGCCAAAGCTCCAACCTCATCATAAAATCCTTTAGCATTTTCTTTTTGAGTATTTACAAGTTCGCTTAATGTATCCTTAATTCCTTGAATAGCACCTTTATCATTCATTTTTTCAAATAATGTACTATACCATTTTGACATATTCTTAAGAGAACTCTCTAAACCTCCTTTTTCGAATACACCTGCCAAATCAACTGAAAATTCTCTAAATTTTTTCTTCATTATATCAATATCCGCACTTACTAAACTTGTAGCCTTTCCAAATTTCAATGCACCATCTCGTGTAGATGCAAATGATTTACCCAATGCCCCAACAACTAAAGCAATCGCCGCAAAAGTGGCGACAATCGGATTTGCTAATAATGCCATCATTTGTTGTCCGACTCCTTGAATACCACTTGCAACATTTCCAAGAGGTCCTAGTAGCGCATCCAGAGCACTTTGGTAATTACCTATGTTTATTTTTTGCTGAACATAAGAATCAGCATTATTTTTAATTATTTCATCATTTTCCTTAATTTTTCGTTTCAATTCAGCATAACGAACTATATTGTTATCAAGAGTTGGATTTAGGTTATTCATTTCCTCTCTTAATTTTCTATTTTCAGATCTCAATTGATTAATAGATCCAGATTCTGCCTTTCTTAATTTTATTTCTTCCTTTATCTTTTTATTTTGTTCAGATCTTAAAATTGCGGCTTTAGCCATTTCTTTCCCTGTTTCTGATCTCTCTGCTCTGGCTTTTGCTAAAATTTCAACGGTTTTTTTCTGTAATTTTTCCTCCTCCTTTATTGATTGTGCTAAAATATCAAGATTATCATTTGTTTTCTTAACAGCTTTGGTGTTATTTTCATGAGATGTTTTATTTTCTTTTAATGTTTTATCGAGTGAAATAGAAGCATCTACAAGTTGACGATAAGTTTGCACAACTTTAGTTAATGACTTCTCAATATCCTGAAAAGTCCTGTCAGTTTCACTAAGCTGCTTATTAAAATTAATAATTTTCGGCATGATGTTTCCTCTTTTTCATTTCTGCAAGCATTTTATCAATCTCAGCTTGCAAATAATACCACTCGTTAATTGAAATTTTCTTCCAATTTATTTCTCTCTTCAATAAATTTGATGTCTGAATAATAGCCTGATTGAATGAAATATTGCCACTTGCAACAGCTTTATTCATTTCACTATCTGCAATTCTATTCATATTTATTCTTGTTCTTTCCCTTCTTATTGCAGAATGTACCTTATTAATGCTTTTAATGCTTAGATCTGGTACTGAAATGCCATAATATTTAAGATCCTCAATGGTCTGTTTATCATTATATTTCATCAATGAAAATATACTTTCCAACCCGACTAATTTATTTTTTTCTAAAATGCTTTTTTTTGATTCCTCAATAGCATCTTTAAACTCATCTTTCCCGCTTATCTCATCAAGTTTTTTTGTAATCCTGTCATATAATTGGAGAAGATTACCGGTATCATAGAAACGAGGAAGTTCTTTAACTTTCAACAAAAACCTATAATCACATTTTTCTATTATTTTAAAGAACCTCCAAGCCGGTAATCTATCTCCATTTATATAAGGGATAAGCTTTTTATTTTTCCGCTTTATTCTCTTTACTTTCAGCCTCTTTTTTATCAAAAGAAGCTTTAGTAACAACTTTCTCTTTCTTCTCCATGTTATCAATCTGTAATTCTTTTCCATTTTTATCCCTTATTATCGTTTTGTTTCCTTCAATTTTCACACTTTCAAGTATGTCATTGTGTTTTACAAGGTCCCTTAATACTTCATGATAACCAGCTTTAGTTTTCAAAATCACAACTTCAAGTTTCGATTTCTTAGCCAATGCAATTGCCCGGCCTCTTGACATTTTATATTTTAAATCCATCTTCAATTTTTTTTATTATTTGATCTCCTGCATTTCCATCGAGAATTATATCCATTTGTTTATCCTGTATGCCATATATATCTGAACTGTATTTTTCTTCTAGATTTAACGCTAGAGGTTCACCATCTCTCATCTCATCAGAAGCAATTACCAATTCTCCTGGTATATTTGTCTCAGTGACATATAAGCTTGAGTAAAAATCTCCTGTTTTATGCAAATCAGGGTTTGAAAAACCTTTCTGCTTTTGAGTTGATTCAGCATATTCCGGAGTAATAAAATCACCGGTACTTAATTCACCATTTTGCAAATTTTTTCTGTTGGCTTCTGTTATCTCGGACGAATTAGATAACAGAGCCTCAGAAAAAATATCAGGTAAATTGCTACGGATATTCTTAAAATCTTTAAGTAAATCCTCGAATGGCATAATATTAGGCTTCTACGTCAACAATATTACTTTTAACAAGTGGTTCAGCAGTTGATCTCGCTCTTGCCTGTCCACTTGTCATACCTGCAGAAGTTGCATCGACGCTATATATACCATCGCTGGTTTCAGTAACAGTATAGTCAGTTGTCGGAGTAAGAAGTACACCATCCTGATCCCAAATATCAAAATCGGCTGCTAATAAACCTGTTGCAGCTGTTTTACTAATTAAATCAGTACCATCAGCATCCTTTTTTCCTGAATTGACGTAAGTCAATGTTAAAGTAAAAGCATTTGCGGCAATAGCTGATGAAACTGCTGTAATATCAAGTGGGCCTCTTAAATCTTTAGGATCCCATGTTGGATTTAAATAATAACCATTTACGTCCAAATCGTCAATATTAGCCTCCTGAATCTGAATCTTTGTTTTTGTTGCTACCTCCGAAGGTGTTGGCAATGGCCATACGTGAAATAGATTTGTACTTAAACCCTGGACTGTACCATTTGTATTCTGTTTAAATATCAATGTACCTTTCATGTCTATATAAATAATTGTCCAGTCAATATCATTATAAGTACGAGCAATCTTATGTGAAGCTAGTGGCATAATTGCCTCATACATTGCACCTCGTAAACCTTCATAATTAAAGATTTTTTCTTGTGTACTTGTTTCTTCTACGCTTCCTTCAGTATCTTGATTTTCTACTGAAACAAGTCTTTGAATAGGGAAGATTTTCTGATCTGCTATATATCCGATCACAGTTTCTCTGTCAGCCAATTCTTGTGCGCTGGCTAACGAGAATCCTGGGGCTAATAATAGCAAACCTTTGTAATTCTGTACCGGATATTTTTTTTCGCATATTTGCGCGATCCCGGCCACTTCGTTTGCACAATTTAAACTCATTTTATTATATATTAAAAATTAAACTTCAATTAATTCTACTTCATCTATTTGAATTGTAATATCTCCATACTCATCAGCACTTTGAAACCTTAAAGTCAATTGCTTTGCGGCAGTTGGAACAAAAGTATTTGTTTCTATTGTTATACAATTACCGCTATTTATTGGAAAATTTTGATCAACAAACGATCCTCCGGATAAATTAAATACAGAAATATTAAGAGCGTTTCCTATAGCCCTATATTTTAATCTTATTTTATATGTATGTCCTGATTTATAAAAATTTATCCATTTATCAACAACAGGTGTAATACCAGCATAATTAATATTCATTTCCTGATAATCATCTGAAAACCCGTTTGTAGCCGTTCTAATTACAAATGTATCAGATCCTATACCCAGCCATTGCAATGTTCTCGCTAAACCAGAGACTAATCCTCCCATTGTGTCAAAATCTGTTGTATCACTTGCTCCTAAATTCACAATAGCTGATCCGGTATAGTTATAAGTTACTGCCCCTGTTCCGACATCATCGTCAAATTGAAGTGTTCCTGATGTCCTGGCATTAGCTAAATATAATTTATATGTTCCAACACTTAACTCTGTTATTAATAAAGTACTAAAAGTACCATTATAATCATCAATAAATGTAAATGGTGTTCCTGATACAGCATAAGGATATCCTGAGTTAGTCACTTGTACTGTCATTATATGCGCTTCCTCAAAATCAGTAATGGTCAGAGCTATAGCCACTGTGGAACTATATTCTGCCGTTCCATTATATCTCGTCCCGGAAATAGTAATATCTCCATCTGTAAATCCAGGAGAATCAACAATAACACTATATTGTCCTGACCCTAAATTGTTAAAGGTATTAATTGTTAAAGCTCCATTAGTGTCATCAATAAATGATATTTCAGATTGTAATAAATTAGTAACCGCAATGATTTCAAGTACATCTGTTACGGAAAATTCAATTTGTGTTGAACTTGTAACATTTACGTTGATAATATTTACATTTCTCAATGTTTGATAACTTTCACTATCAGCATAAGAACCATTATCTATTGCAATTGTACCAGACCAGAATGATTTATCAGGCAATGTAAGAGTATAAGAACCTGCCGATACTTCTGTTATTATAGCTATAATTGTTCCATTAATATTATCAGTTAATATAATGTCAGATATAGTAAGACCGGTTATTGCCGTTAGTGTCGAAGCATTACGAAATTTAAAACTAATTTGTGATGTTGTGGCAGTAATATCATATATTTCACCTAATATCGAACTAATCGCATAGGCTGCGGAACCATAGTAATTATCCTCATCAATTGCAATTGTTCCGGCAGTCAAATCATCCGATAAACCAGTTATGTAATAATTACCATCACCATTATCTTTCAATGTTGTATATGTTAATATACCATTTGTTATGTCTGTTATCTGAAATTCCGTTAATCCTTCTATTTCGAATCTGTAAACTTTATCTGTTACTTTAAAATATAATTCATCAATTGTCCCCGATATATCTGTAATATCAACAAAAATTAGGTTAAGATTGTTAATATTGAAATCCATCTTTTCAACAATTCCGTAATCATTATACTGTCTTGAATCTTTCAGCTCCACATATACAGGCGTATATGATAATTTAGTATCACCGATAACCTGATCTTCGATATTAATTAGATTAATTTCAAATCCTTTAATTTCTATTTCATCCGGTGAATATGCTAATACCTGATTGTTTCTGTCAACGAATATAACATCAAAATCCTGTTGTGAAAGTGTACGCAAATTCTTATGAAAATAGAATGATACAAAGTATTGTAATTTGAATATATACTTTCCGTTTTTTATGAATATTGCTGTATCATCTTCCCCAGTATTATATAAAGTTTCCTCGTAATTATCAATTACATTCTTAATATTTAATACCGGTATAATATATCCATCCTTAATAGCCTGTATCCATATATTTTCGTTAGTAAAATCATCAATATTACCAAATGAAAATTCAGGAGATACCAGGAACATACTTTTAAATTGTTGTATGTTATTCCTGTTCTTACATTTAGCAGGCCAACCTGTCGTGGTTTGTATGTTAAATTCTTCAACTATCACAGTTATCAGAGCTCAAAATTTCTAAATTATTTATATTGATATCTATACCATCGAGCATATCGTCAAAAATTAATTGCTCGTTCCCTTGAATGCCTTCGACACCCCAATAAAGACGATCATATTTAGAATGATTGATATCTTCTAAATAAGCTGCTCTAATGTCAGGACTATAAGCAATACCTTTTAATAGCCTTAAATATATAGGATATAAAATTGGTCTGAATGTATTATCATATCTTTGGCTCGAATCATACGTCTGATTCGTATAATCCAGTATTATGATCCTTAAATTTGGCACTATATACTCAAGGTCAAAACCTGAAGAATGATTTTCTTCAAAGTCCTGTAGTAATGCAATTAATGGGTATTTCTTGTATTTATATTCTTGCGATTCTGTCTTTTCATTCAGAACCTTAGAAATATCTTTAGGATGTCCATACAAATAATAAGGTGCTAAAGCTGTCCAAGTTTCCCCGGTAAAATCTAAACCTGTTTCGGCTTGAATCGTAAAACCTGTTGCCGTTATATTAGTTATTGTATATTCTATACTTGAAATTTCAATAATAGATTCAAATGAAAGCTCGTTCTCAGAGGTTATCTCATATACCCCCGTAGAAATCTCATTTGAACCTGTTATAGTTCCTGTTAATCTTATAGATTCAACTATACTCTCGAATATGTCAACAAGTATTTTCATTAAAACCTCATTATGTTTACTTTAGAAATAGGTTCAAATACCCATTCATGGTAAGTTGTTTTGTTAGCTAATAGAAAGTTGTAAGCGCTTGATTCCTTATTCCAGTGCAAATAATTACTTGAATCAAGCCAGAAATCACTATAATCTACAATTCCATACTTATTAAATAGCTCCCTTTTTCTAGGACTCTTACCGAACAAATCAACACATTTATTATGAGATGCAATTACTTTATTAATCTGGTCCACATTATTAGCATTTTCAAGCTTTGGTTTTGTGGTTCCTATTGTATTAGTTCGGGTTGCTGTTTCGTTTAAATACTGAGAATGCACATAATAAGAAATAAGGCTCGTTTTATCATCATTTATTAGACCGTTCCAGTAAGTAGTAATTGTATGGTTATTTAATGTGAATGATAGACTTGAACCGTTTATTAACGAATCAAATCTATCAGGTAATGGAGTCACAGGGTAAGCCTCCCAGGCTGACATTAATAGAGAATACAACTCATAACCAAGCAGCTTAATTAAAATTTTCTTTTCGAATCTTTCAATTGCTGCATTCACCTCTCCAACTTGATAACTATTACCAACCTGAGGAAGTACTATTTCACCGTTAAAATATGTATTATCTATTAATGCCATTTTGAAATGATTAAATGAGTTTTAAACCCCTATTATTTTTTAAATTTTGCATAGACTTCTTTCAAGAAATCCTCAGCATCTTTTTCAGATTTAGCTTTTTTAGAAGCGTTCACCTTACCACGAGGTTTAAGTGATTTTAGTCCGGAGTGAGCTTTTACAAATTCATCCTCAGTTTTATACTTTTTTATCTGATCAGGAAACCAAGTTATTCCTTTATATTCTACACCTTCCAATTTTTTTGCCGGTGTACCTACTTTTTTTACTGCCATTTGTTTTATTTTTTAATTAATACTTTTTTTTGTGAAGGGAAAAGGCTATTAAAACCTTTTCCCATATATGCTAAAAATTAATATTATGGCCAATTATGCGGCTGTAATGTCTGCAATAGCATCGGCAAAACGACCGTATATAAACCAATAAGGATTGTATTTTGGTAAAATGAATTCCTCTTCTACAATGAAAGTAATCTGATTTTTAGCTGCATCCGTGGTATCCTCATAAGCCTTAATAGTAAGGGAAGTATACTCTGATAGAGCAACAGCCATTTGAAAATCACCTACTAAGAATTGGCCAGCTGGCATAAATGTGCTTGTCACAATTGGCAATCCATTCACTGTAATTCTTCCGAAAGCATCACGGGCTACACCCACATATTGATCATCAGTAGCTTTGATTAATCCCATTTTATCAAGATCGGCAGGATTAATAACAATACCAGTTGCCATATATTCACCTGTCTGTAAAAGAGATTTTGAAACCACTAAAACGTCATAAATTTGTGGATTTTGGACGGCTAAATACCAAGTACTTGAACCGGTTGCCACCCAGTTTGCAACGGTTTCACCACCAACATAATCAACATTGATAATTATATTATAAGCATCAACAATTATAGATGTAAATTCTGCCGCATAACTGGCATCAGTATTACCGGCTGTAATTTCGAAAGTATCACCATTTCTTAGTCCGTGAGGATTAGTAAAAGTTACTTGAGTGGCATCACCCGATGTTAAAATTGTGGCCTCTGCATAAGCAGAAATTGCACCTGCTGTATAATCTACAGGGGTGAGATCGAAGGTTTGAGCATCTTTTACCAAACCATCTACATTATCACCTTCGCCATCGCCAAAAAGAATTTGATAATCTTCTTTATTTCTAATGAAATTAGGCAATTTCTGTCCTAAATAAGATACTAACCATCGTAAACCATTAGTTTTAATATACCTTTTTGAAAGAGGAAGTTTCCCAGCAATACGGCTAATAGTCCATGTATTTTCTCGTGTTTTGAACCCGATATCTTGTGCCTCATCATTTTCACCAAGCACATCAAAACCACCTGTTAAAGCATCAGTGTAATCATATACCTCAGGTGCTGTTATTTGTGTGCTTGTAGTTGTGTCAACTGGCATAAGATCCCTAATGTGCATTTGTCGCATTGGGGTATCCCTAACATTCATGCGAGGTTCAGTAATAAAAATACTTCCTGTATGATCTACAGATACAGAAACAGTTTTCTCTCGTTGTTCATCAGTAAGTGCATCAGCATTTACCAATGTACCATCTTTTAACATGGTTTTCTTTTCGAAAGCACCTTTGCCACCATCATTTAACCAGGCTTTAAAATCGTCTGAATTTACATAGTTCTTAATAAGCTCTTTTACCATGTCTTTATTTTGACCTGATATAATAGGCTCATTATCCCTTTTTTCTGAAATCTTTTTGATCTCAAGGCCATGCTTTTGAAGAATCTCATTCATTTCTTTGAGCTTTCCGGACACATTTTCATCATCTTTCAACTCTCCGATTTGCTTTCCGAAAGCATCCTCTAAAGTTTTTAACTTCTTAGTAACATCCTCAGCAATTTCATTTAGTTTACTAGCCTCAACAAACTTATCTTTCCCAGGAATAGTTTTTTTCAATTCCTCAATAGTATCATTTATACCTTTTAAAGATTCCTCAATTGTGGCTTTAGTTTCCTTTTTAATTTTGGTCAAAAGTTCATCTGTTGATCCTGATCCCTCTTCTAGGGCACTTACTGTTCTAATTGCCATTATTATAGGCAACATAAAGGCAAATAATAAATTAAAAATGCCCCTTCTTTTGTTTGAAAAAAATTGTTTATACATCTTTTTAAATTTTAGTTGTTATCTCAATTTGAAGTTGTCCGTTAAATACTTATAATTAATCTTAGTGGTTAAAACCGGCTCTGATTTAGTCTGAGTGGTCAAACTCGGCTCAAACTTGTTATTATCAAGCGTAGGAGTCATTATATTAGATCCCAAAGGTACGGCACTCCCTTCAATTACTTTTGCTTCAGTTACCGCAAAGAAATAACCTTTCTCATCGGCTCTTTCTTTATTTGCGATTTTATCATAGTATTTATTCCATACTGAAAATTCCTCTTTATAATCCTCATTATTCACAGCAAGAAATAATTTAACGTATCTCATGCCGACAGAATGATTTTTAACCCATCCATTAGAATATTGCTCCCACATATATTCATTTCTTTTTCTCTTAACAAGAGAATCAAAAATTAATAATTGTGTGGTACCTGGAATATTCAATCCTAATTCTTTCCATTCGTAGTTTTTTGTGTATGCCCGTAAATCCTCACCATCCGATATTATATTCTTATATGCCATCACATGCTCCTGTAAATGCATTAGCATATTACTTTCTGATAGTGATTTTTTCCAAATACCAGGTAGATGTACATCATCATGCGAGTCCATCCAATTTGTTGAATTAATTGCAGCTAATACCCGTAATTCATCAGAAGGATTATCAATCTTACTATTTGCCTTAATAGCTCCTTCTTTGCCTTGAATATAAAGTATACCTCCATGATTTAAGCCATCAGCAAATTTTAAGCTCTCTTTTTTAAGCTTAATAATCTTAGTTTTATTCTCGATTAAGAATTCAATCTTTTCTTCTTTTGTCTCAAATTGAGGTATTATCAAATCTTCCATAGCTGACTATTTTAATATTTTTTTATCAAGCAATTTTGCCTTTTTCTCAATTGCTTTAGCGAGTTCATCATCGCCTTTATTCTTTGCTTTATTGATTGTTGTTTTGTCCATTTTGATTTATTGTTATCCCGATTATTTGTAATTGCTCGGGTGTTAATTCAAATATTCTCTTATCTCCATCCGATAAAGGCTGTTGATTAAGGGCTTTTCTCCATTCATTCCAAGTACACACACCTTTCATAAATTGATTTTCAAATTGATTATTTATAAGTGAGTTTGCCGTGGCTCTTTCTTTAAAATCCTCCTGCAATACTGCAACATGTTCAAATGTTGGTATATATTGTAACCCGAAATCCTCAAGTCTTAACCAATCATTTAAATCATTTATGTAATCATCAAATTCAGGAATAATAGTATCCTGATACAATCGTTTTAATGATGCGTTTTGATTCTCGAATGTTGCCCCTTGTATATAAAGTTTTACTAATATCTCGGGTACTCCTAAAGTGTGAGCAACTATTAAAGAATCATTAGCAATAGATTCGAATATCCCTAGTTTTCTTATGTCCTGATCTATAATTGTAGTCTTAATAGGCACCTTAGTAACAAGATTAGGCAATTGACCATCAAGAAAACCATAATCATTAAATTGCTCTTGTAATTCATCTTTTTCATCATCTTCAAGTGGATCACTTGCATTAAATCCATCACTCGGTTGTACATCTGGAGATATCACCAATCTGGCACCCCTATTTTTTAAAACTACATTTTGGCTTTCGTAACCCATCTCAATATTTGAAATCGGCTTTGATAATGGTTTTAAAGGAGATTGTCCGAATATAAGATCATTAGTATCACTTAAATTAACATTAACCTCTTTCCGATGCAATATATCATCGTATTTAAATGTCATATTTTTATCAGCCAAATAACCAAAAGTCCATTTATCAATTATCTCACTCAAATCAGTCGCATTGAAATAATTACCTTTCAAATAAACATTCATATATTGTGGCCAAAGATTCCAAATAACTTGTACAGTTTCAAGATTCATAGTATAATTATCCGGCTTGTTTCCATATTGGAAAGAATTTCCGAATACTTTTTTGAAAAATAAATATGACCTGAGATATTCCCAGCGTGATTGTAAAGGATTTGGATTATTAATTAGCCTGAATGCTTTTTGAATAAGCTTTTTTTTCTGTATGTTAAGATTGTATAGATCGCTTTCTGAATAAATATCACCTGTCTTTAGGTCTTTTACTTTCACTCTGCCGTTTGCAAAGGCTTTAGAAAGGATATCTATAACCGCAAAAACTACCGGATTATCGTTTATTATGTTTTCGTATGCCTTAAGGTCCTGAGTGTTTACCCATGTGGGGGTGTTATTTCCTAGATAGTAGACATTATATCCGGTGGGTAATATTTTTTTGACCTCTTTTTGAGGAATTTGTTTTTTCTTAAATTTAAAAGGGTTTCTCATCTACCTTTTTTCTTTCAAAATTAAAGTAAATGAGTATACAGATAAAGTTTAATTAATTAATATATGACATTATGACGTATTTAAATTGCATAAAATAGTTAAAATGTCAGTTTATTGTATTTTATTTTTGTTGATATCCTTTTTTTTGTTTAATGATATCTCTTTCGAAGAATATCTCCCAATCTTTGAATCGTTTGTAATTTGGTCTATGAATCTTTTTTGCCGCTTTTCTTCTCCATCTTGCTACACTTTGACCAGAACGGCCAATTATACGCCCTGCATCAGCCATTGAACATTCAAATATTCTTTTATCACATCTATTCATTAATATAATGCTAGTCGGTTTCTTCTGTATATGTATCATCATTATCGTTATTTTGTTCGTCTTTATATTTCAGTTTTACAAGCTTTTTAAATATTGCCCTTATCCCCTTACTTAAACCGGCAGTGCTATCAGGGGCATCATCATTATCATTCTTTCCTTCTTTTACAAAGTCTGTCAAGTTTACAAAGTATTCTTTGTATGCATCATCCTGCTCATCATCCTCAAGAAAATAAAAGTCATAAATATATCCGGCTTCGAAAAGTATTCGAGTTATCTTCATTACATTTGATGGCTGTCTTAATCCATTAACTTTATAAGGTTTTACAAGATTTCTAATATTATTAACATATAAAGTACCCTCTTTATTTGTCTCTATGTATGTCCAATCAATACCATGCTTTTTAATAAATGCCACCTGTTTAGGTTGTGTGTATTTGAATTCTTTCCTGGTAAATATTACATCTGTTATGAAAACATCATAAATATTATCTGGATTACTGAATATATAACCAACAGGTGCGCTATAATAATCATTTCCTTTATCGGCAGTATCGACAAAACATACCTTCCCGATTAGGTTATCCATGTTCAAATCTGCCTTTCTGAATCGTTTTAATTCAGATTTACGGAACAATATACCCTTAAATTCAACCGGATTTTGCATGTACTCGGATAACCAAAACTCCTCTTTTCCTTTCCTGTAAAATCTATCCCGGATCTTTCTATACTTCTTAGTCGTTTTAACTTTCTCGCAAAATGAATTGTCGTTTTCATCCAGAGCCGGGACCTTTATAAATATGTCATAATCCCCGGCATCATGTTTCACACCCATATAATCTTTCGTGGTCCAACGTGTACCCACATCATACTGCTTTACTATATCCTCAAGCCTGGAATCAAAAGCAGAATCCATAAATATGTCAGTCCTTTCAATTATAGTCGGACTCATAGCCTCATTATGTGATTTGTATAAATCGTCCGTTATAGCCACCAGAGTTGCACCCAATCCAATTATTGCACCATCCACACCGGCACCGAAATAACTTACACCCTGCTCTGATTTTTCTAATGACCAACCGGTTACAGCTGCATTTTCTCGGTCAAGATATATACCTGGAAATACATCACAAAATTTTTCTGAATTAATAATATTCCTAACGTCACGAGAAAGTTTGTTGTATAGGCTTTGTCCGTGTGAAACTCTCATTATGCTTTCAGTCGGATATTTACCAAGTCCCCACGTACAAGCCATACTAATACCGTAGCTTTTTCCGGCACGAGGTGGAAGAGATGCCCCAGCTATCTCAGGGTTCTCATTGAACTTTTCTACATACTTATTACTCTTTATTCTTTCGATTAATCCAACTGGTATCTTTTCTTTTCTTTCCCACTGTATAAGGTATTGATACACGTCTATTACAGGTTGTAGAAAATCCTGACGTTCTAAAAAGAAGTCAGGATTCATGTACACACAGTATTCCCATGCATAGGAACGCGCTAATATTATCTGAAGTTCATCATCTGTAATCGAAGGAAGTTTCTCCCTACCCATATTAAATACATGTAATTACTAATGTTTGCAGTTTTCCGGCATCGTAAATATACTCGACATCTGTAATTTTTAATATTAAATCACCTTCATCGTAAGGATTATCAATTCTTATTTTATCGTATCTTCTAGGAACTATTCCAAAAGGAAATTCCATTGTAATACTTTTCAGCCCATTTTTACCAGGCTTAAAGTGTGCTTCTGAATAAACTATACATTTTATAGTTTTTGCTGGTGCTAATAGTTCATCATTTTTTGCTAAAAAGTAAAATAAGGCTCCGAATATCAATAATAAATATGATAATAATAAAGCATATTTTTCAATGTCATCTAATTCAATGAACATAAATAATACTTTGTTTATTATCCATATTGCTACACCCCATTGTAGCAAAATTTTTGACCACTTTGATAAATTTTCAATTCTTTTCATAATGTTACGTTTATGTAACAAAAATACTTAATTTTTTGGAATAAAAAAACCCTGTGAAGCACTCACAGGGTAACGAAACATTTAACTGAAAAGCCGGTTTAAAAATAAACCCCAGAATAATTGCCTTACAATCTATACAAATATACAATTTTTTGATTAAAACATAACCCTATACATATCTTTTAATATTATCGTATCATTGATATTGAATATTGTATCATGCTTTAAGAGTCTTGATGATTTACATCTGTAATCATAGACATAATAATACTTTTCATCTTCATTATATATTACTTTTGCCCCTGTATTATAATCCTGTTCAATACAGTTACATAATTTATAAGTTGAGCAGGAATAGAACATTAATAAGATTGTTAGTTTAGTTAGATTTTTCATTTTGTTTTAATTTACATACAATTTATTATTTTTTATGAAATTATAAGCCAGGTCAAAGCTTCCTTTTTCCATGTCTTGTTTATTATTGGTAATATTTAAGTTATCGATTAGATCGTGAGTATCGTTTATCATTGCATTATTAATATCCTTATTTGCAAAATGCAGAACGTTGCTAATAAAATCAAGGTCCGGATCATCTTTTCTTAGCTCATTTAATATATGAATATAAGCCAATTTAAGCCTAATAAATACTATTCTATCATTATTGCTTTTACATAAGCTTAAAGACATATTACACAATTCAAGTGCCTTATTAAATGAGTATATTAGCTTTATCTTAGTTTCTGGATTCATTTGGTTTTTATTTTCCAGTTATTTCATATATAAAACCAAAATCATTATGATCAACATTTATAATTAATGCTTTTGGACAATTTTGTATAGAGTCTAGTAAATAAGTATTAATTATTTCGCTTCTACCCTTTAAAAATCTCATTTTATCATAAAAATAAATGGCGTTATCTAATGAATCAAATTCTTCATATTTAGTAATATAAACAGTATCGTTAGAATAACATCCATTGTTATACTTGCAATCTCTCATTGTGTTCAAATCCGATTTTTCAGATACATTTGTTATTATCATAATAACCCAAAATACTATATATTTTTCCATATCTAATCTATTAAATAATTAATTATTCCATCTACTTTAAGAGTCTCTGATTTAAGTAGTCTTATGTAATCCGGATTATCTTTGTGTTTATCATAGTCTGCAATCATTGCAGCAAGGTTTTTAATTGGAGTGAGTTTGTTCCGGAGTTCGGCTTTCTTTTCCAGCTCTTCCCATTCTGCATCCGTGTATTTGTTTCTTAGATTTCCCATTTTATAACTGTTTAATTATTTCACTCCATTGCTCAGACATAGCTTCGGCAATTCCTTTGAAAGTCTTTGATCTTAATTTCGCTCTGTCATTAGATGGCGACATTTTCCAAATTCTTTGCTCTCTACCTTCTACTATATTAGTAGGTTTAAGCTTAGGTAAACTATTTAACAAAATACAAGTAGCTTTTGTTTCTCCGTGTCCAAATTGCCACGGCTGTATGATTTGGTCTGGTTTTCTGTAATGGGTTGACATTATTCCGATTGGATTTTCTATAGCAAAGGGTATTTTTAATTTAGTAAACGCCAAGAAAAAATCAATAGACTTCTGTTGCCTTCCATCCATTTGCTTTTCTTTAAACCACCGAGCACCACTTGAAGCTAAGTCAGTACACGGAGGAAAGGCAATAACAGCTATATATTTGCCAGAATAAGCTTCTTTTATCGCATCGTTTCGTATGTGCCATTCATGGTATCCCCCACTACAATCTATTAAATCACAACTATAAGCCTCAATTCCTTTATTTCTAAAAGCTATAGTCACAGCCTGGCTTTCTTCGCATGCTACTAATTTCATTATTTTTCCCTTCATAAAGCTTTTTTAAGTTGTTTGCATTTTATCCAATCTTCACCTCTTCCTATTCCGGAGTCTATCATATGTTCACATCTTAAGCATTTATTTGATCCTATATAGCATTCTTTTAATTTACATTTTTCATAAAAATCACCATCAATGTTTTTTGGATAATATTTATTTTCCTCCCATTTTTTTAGTGCTTTGTAATATGCTTTTTCTCCTCCTTTAATTGTCCAGGTTCCGTATTTAGAATATTTATGACTTTCCTCCCAGCCGGAATTTTCCGGATTTGGTTTGCTTGTTTGTTTCATTTTGTTAAGTATTTAATCGCATCTTTATATTTTATTCCGTTATTTTCGTAATTCATAACTGAATTATATATTGCTGGATAATTATTTTTCAATCGTTCAAATCTATTATCCAAATGGCAACCAAATCCGCATACCATACAGCCAGTCTGCTTTTCTCCTTTATCATAAATCTCACAATAAGATAATTTATATTTTCTTATTATTTCCCAAATATCATTTGTTGTAAATATACTCAAAGGATAACTAGCCTGTCTTTTAGTATAAAAAGAATTACATCCATTTTTTAAATACTTTTGCTTACGCAAACTGCTTTCTGAAGCCATTGTTCCAATTATTGGTTTCAATCCTGTTTCTTTCTCGAATTTAATTGCTGGCTTTTTCTTTAAATAATAGCAGCATTTTTCTGATATATCAAAATGTGATTTAATTAAATACTGCCATTTATTTGAAATCTTACCCTGATTACCATTACGACCATTTAAGCGTAAGTTAAGAAGCTTTTCGCTATTCGTTGTTCTTGCTTCTCTTATATATTGAGCCTGCTCCTTAGATATCAGAGGAAATCCATATTTTTCAATTACTTTTTTTAAATTTATTTCAGGCTCTATTCTAATTAAATTAGGAATAGTTTTAATAAATTTATAAATATCAGGATACTCATTTGTTGTATTGAAAAATACGGCTGGTATATCTTTTTTTATCATTCGACACAAATATAACAATACTGTACTGTCCTTACCTCCTGAAAAACTTACATAGCTATCAAAATGATTAAGCCAATTTTCTATAGTTCCTAAAGCATGGTCAATTTTTTGATTTATATTCCATGTTAATCTATCGTTATATTCTTTAATACTTACCATCTCTTCAATTTTTAATTATAAACTATCTTTAAGTGCTTCTTTTCATGTAATTATTATGAAATATAAGATAAATAATCTGAAATATCATTTATTAAAACATCAATCATTTCATTTTTACTTTTCAGCGTTTTAAGTTTTTTTATTGATTTTAGATTATCTAAAATCATTAATTGTTTTTCTTTAGATATATCTTTATGAAACACAGCTTTTTCAACTGCATATTTAACAGCTTTGCGAATTGATTCTTCTTCTTTTTTTGCTTCCTCTAATGATATAAATGATTTTCTATAATCACTATCGCCAAATGGTTTAGTGTCGCTAAAAGCATAATTATTATTTATCTGAGTAAATCTTAAATAATTTCTGTTTTGCTTTCCAAAACGTGCATATTCTGAATATTTTTCACTTAATTTATTATATTCATCTATGGCTATTTCTCGTCCATTTACTGTAAATAATACTTCATTTGATGAATACATTCCAGTTACATAAGAATCAATAAAATTTGATTCTGAATAAACCATATAGCCTACGATAATAATTTTAACATCTTTAGGCTCAGGATCTTTATAAACAGGCTCAAAATCTTTCAATTCTTTTCTATTAGCTATTGCTCTTAATGTTTCCTGTTCAGATGATTCAGAAGAATAATTCTGTGGCTTAGATTCATAATACTCAACTGTTATTATTTCTTCGCCTCTCGAATAATGAATTATTTCTTTAGAATTTTTAAGTGTTTGAAACACATCACTTTTTTTTATTATAATATCTTGATGCGTCAATTCACTATCTATAATATTGCCATTAAGTAAGTATTTAGTATAATTAGACAATCGACCTCTTTTTATTAGAAAAGCATCTTTTTCAACTATTTCAATTACTTTAATTTCTTCCATGAATATTTTTATTTTAGTGTTTAAAGTTTACTTTATTTTTAAAAAATCTATAAACCGCTCATTTTTGTGTATCTTCTCGATTATAGCGTTTTTTATGTCCGGGTCAGTTGAAGATAGATAGTCTTTATTTAAAAGCTCTATTTCTTTCTCGCACTCCTCTATTGTAAAAGAAACATTTTTCTCTTTTTTAGATCTAAGAACAATTATAGAGAACGTAATAAGGCATAAAGCCTCTATTATAAGTACTATTAGTATTACTTTCATTTTTTTTATTTTTTTTGCATTAATAATAATTGATTCTGAGCAATTTTAGCAATTTCATAAGCTACTTTTATCTTAGAATACTCATTGCTTGTATTGTCAGTTTCATACGATTTGTTTTCTTTAAAAAAAATATCCCATTCTTTTACACTTTTTTCTTTGCAGCCTATTTTAATTAAATCTTTGAATACTATTATATTCCATTTGCAATAAAGATTTAATATTATAGCTCCGACATCCTGATTGCCTCTGATATCCTGATTGCCTATGACATACTGATAGCCTATGACATCCTGATTGCCTATGACATACTGATAGCCTATGACATCCTGATTGCCTCCGACATACTGATAGCCTATGACATACTGATATCCTCTGACATTCTGATAGCCTATGACATTCTGATTGCCTTTTGTTATTAAATTACCTTCAACGTATATATTGTTACATATTATGTTTTTTGTAATTATTGTTTCACCAGATATATACACGTTTTCATTTAGCATATTTATATCCATTCCCTCAGTATATTCTATAATAGAATACGTTATACCATTAATTAATTTTGTTTTAATTTTTTTTATTTTTTTTATGATTAAAATAAAGAATACTTTAGCATTACCAGCTCTGTTTTTCTAGCTTCAAGCTCTTTTATATGATCTTCTATTCCTAAAATAGATAAAGGCCTACGATCTTTAAGCGTTTTGTATTCAGGATGGATCTCAATATCACGCTGTATTCTTCGAATAGCTCGTCTATCTATGTTTAATAGACGGTCGATTCTATTTATTTCTTCTCTGTACTCAATGTTTGTCATGACGTTAATTTTTAAAAATTATAAAATCTGATTCATTTAAAGTAGTGACAAGCTCCTTCATGTCTTCATCTTCTTTGTACATTATACAAGCAAGAGAATAGTCAGTTATTTCATTCTCTTTCTGCTCGTAATCAAATGCTATGTTAGATGTGTTCATGTATTTAGTTTTTAATGTGTTCGTTTTTGGACGTGGCGTTTATTCGGATGTTAGCCTCAATAATAAGAGACCTCACACGTTATTGTATTATTAGGATTTCTCATGTCGTAGTTAGTTTGCCACTTTTTGAATGTTACAATCCTTAATCCTGATTCGCTACCGTCATCATACCAGTAAGTTTCTTCGGTGTCACTATGCTCAACTATAAATCTTTTAAATCTCCTTCTTTTTTCGGATTCAATATCGGTGGATATCCCTAATTCTACAAATCGTTGCATTATTACAGCATCTTTCTTTTTATTAATCTCATCAATAACTTCCCCGATTAATTTATGTTGAATATCGAAAAAATTACTGAGGCTAACACCACCTATACCCAATTGGGCAGTTTCGTTGTTTTTTGAAGTTTCTTTCATTCTATTAAGTTTTATCTGTTATTGAAGTTTTGTGCTATTAATTGCCCAACTGGGTATAGCTGTAACCGTTAGCAATCAGTTTGTTCAACTGTTGCCATACACACTAAACAAGTCTCATAAAATATTTCCTTTTCTGTTAATTTATTTCCACAAGAGCAAACCGAATTGCTAACACGTTGTAAATACAAACCGCTGTTGCCCGTATTATCCCCATTCGCTTGCTGTTGTGCTAAAAAGCAATACATTGCTGTTAAACAATCTTCTGCTTGCAATAACGGCTCAGTGTTTCGTTCGGTCAACTCTTCAACCGTGTAACCAGTAATGTCGCTTAATATTTCCTTTGCTGTTTTTAATTCGCTCATTATTCTGTTATTTAAAGTTTATCACTCGCATTGTCTTTAGTGCTAGTTTAGTAAAGCGGTCAGCACTTACAACCACCGTTACCGGCAATGCTTGGCTTTTAAGCCATTAAGTAAATGCGCAATTACATCAACAGTCCATCCGTTACCAAGCATTCTGTATCTTTGGGTATTACTTACACAATCGGTGTATCCATCAGGTACATTTTGCAGTCTTTCGCATTCGGTTGGTGTAATGTATCTAAAAAAGAACTCGTCAGCAGGTATCCTATTCGGTAAAGTAAAAGGTACTACAACGTTATCTTTTCCAACTGTGGTTAAAGCGTTCGTTTTACCATCATATCTAAACTCAATGTATTGCTGTGTTAAGCCTTTAGTCTTTTGTTTTCCGTCCTGTCTTTTACCATTTACTAAATACCTACCTCTCATTGCTGCAATAGCTTGCTTATCATTTGGTAAATCAACAATCCCAAAAAATCTTTGTGCGCTGTATTTCTTATGGTGGCTTGCTTCAAGCATCTGCATTTTTTCATTGTCAGCGTGTACAGTAAGCACTTTATCTTTTCTTTGGCTATGTTTAGCAAGCCATTGCATAGCCTTTTCAGTGTAGTAGTAATTTTCTTCATTTACTCCTGTTTCTCGCACATCTCCCCAAGTAATGTTTTTATCTTCTGGCTGTATTAAGTTAGGTAGGTTTGTCCAATATAGCCTTTTACGGTTCTGTGCACTTACAAGGTTGCTGTTTATTTCTATTGGTTCAACTCCTAAAGCTTCGGTAATTACCTGCTCATACTCTTTTTTCATTTTCACGTTTTCAAGCAAAAAGTATTTAGGTTTGCATTCTTTCAGTAATCGTACAAATTCAAAAAATAGTTTACTTCTTGGGTCTTCAAAATTTAATTGCTTTCCTGCAAAACTAAAACCCTGGCATGGGCTACCACCTACAAGTAAATCAATCGGTTCTAAATCTTCCGCTTTTACCTTGGTTACATCTCCAAGCTGTATAGTGTCGGGGTAGTTCTTATCGTTTACTTGGTTAGCATACTTGTCAATCTCGCTACTGTAGCGTTTATCAACTTTAATTCCTATTCTGTCTAAGGCTATCCAAATGCAGCCAATTCCGTTAAAAGTGCTTAATACGTTCATATTTAATTTTTTCAAAATTATTTTTGCCAACCCTCAAAAAATAAAACAAAAAGGTTCGGCTCATTTAATCAACTTCAGTGCAGTTATTCGCACTGTTCTTATACCAATTCGTTATGTGGCATTATAAAACCAGCCACTACCATTTAATTTGCCATCGCACTCATTAAATATTGGTTCGGTTATAACTTTGCCCTCTTTTTTCAATTCTCGCAATGCTTTTTTAATAGCTTCGTGCGAATAATATTTATTTGTTTTATGGTCAATTTCTTCCTGTAAACACATCATTCCATACCAATACCCACGCTCTTTATAGTGCCAATATTCAAGCACTTCCAAAACAACGCCACATAACAACGCATCATACGCCATTGGCTTGCTGTTATTTGAGGTTTCGTTCTTTTTACTCATGTTTTCTGTATTTTAAAGTTTTGTAATTCTAATTAAAACGCCAACAGGCGCATATGCAAACCGTTACCAACAAGCGGAAGAAAGGCGGTGCATTTAATCAAGGTTTCTGCAAATTTGACCATAATTAAAAATAGCCCTCCCCGCTTTTGGTTTTTCAAACCAATTATGAATGAGCTTTGAAGTTATAAATAGGCTTAATTACTTCAATCACATCTACCGTGTCTTTTATAGCTTCTAAAATTTCGTTCATTGGCTTATATGCGTTCGGAGCTTCATCTAATGTTTCTGATAAAACAGAAGTTGAATAAACATCTTTCATTTGCTCTTTAAATTCGTCAAAATCAAGTTGTCTATGTGCTTCTTTTCTGCCCATCAAACGCCCTGCTCCGTGTGGTGCTGAATAATTCCAATCCTCATTTCCTTTGCCTTTTGCAATAATTGATCCGTCACGCATATTAATTGGAATCAATAACACTTCTCCTTTCTCAGCAGACACAGCACCTTTTCGCAACATCATTCTGTTAAAATCAATATAGTTGTGAATTGTTTCAAAAGAGTGCATTGCACTTAGTCCTGCTTCTCTAAGTATGATTTCAGCCATAGTTTTACGATTTAAAATAGCATACTCTTGCATTACTTTCATATCATGCATGTAGTTTTCAAAATCAGCTCCTGTTAAATAGGCTAAGTCATTATTAATATTTGGCTTTTTAAGTTTTTTCAACTCTTTACCAATTTCATTTTGTCTGCCTTCTTTTTTCAGGCGTTCAATAAGCTCTTCACGTTCTTTTGAATTGTCGGTCAAATTTCCAATTGCAATGTCTTGGTAATATTTTGCAACTTGTCCACCGATATTTCGAGAGCCTGAATGAATAACTAAATACAAATCGCCTTTTTCATTTTTACCAACTTCAATAAAATGGTTTCCACCACCTAATGAGCCTGTTGATAATCTTGCACGGTCAATATTTAGATTTTTAGCAATAAGTCTATCGAAGTCAAATTCTGCTTTTGGTTCAGTGTGTATATTAAAGCCATTTGGAATAAACTCATTTATTACAGCATCTAATTTTTGCAAATCAATTTCGTTGTCTGCTAACATTACTGTAAGCATTCCGCAGCCAATATCAACACCAACTAAATTAGGAGTAATCTTATCTTTAATTTCCATAGTTGTGCCAATTGTACAGCCTACGCCAGCATGGCAGTCAGGCATAATTCTAATTTTAGAATCCTTGTAAGGTTCAAATTTTCCAAGTTCTTTAATCTGTTCTAAAGCAACGTCTTCTAAAGTAGTTGCGTAAATTTTAATATCGTTTCCGTTATTTCTTTTAATTATTTTTGCCATCGCTTCGTTATTTTCAATTATTACTTTAGTATTTCAAATCGAGGTCAGTGATAACCGCCAGTTGGTAACAAGTGGTATAAAACAAAACCTCTGTTAGTGTCGTTCATTGTTCGGGATGTGGCGGTGTCGGTTTCGATTTCATACTACAAGCCAGTTAGCGTGCATTAAAACAATTCAAATTTTCCACCTTTATGATTTCCGGATGCTCTCTGATCTGCTAATTCTCTTACACCTCTATTTGCCTTAATTTTGTTCAGGCAGTAATTATATCTATCTATAATTGACTGTTGTTTGTAAAGGTGATTAATTGCCTCGTCTGATACTGATGTTAGTATAGCTGCGTCTTTTTCGATGTTTTTTGTAAATGAGTTCATGATGTTTCGTTTAATGTTTCGTTTAATGTTTCGTTTGTTACTTATACGATACAAATATATGAAATGTTACTTTAAATGCAAAGAAATGTTACTTTTTTTTTATTTGATATAAAAAAACCAGGTTTTATCCTGGAAAATATAGTTTACAATGACTATTTTTTATACTTGCTTTTTGATGATTCTTTCAATTTTAATAATAGGTCTGGATCGACATCATTAAGATTTATATTGTTCTCAGTTTTTCCAATACCTTTATTCTGATTTATCACAATGTTAGGATCTTTAGTAAATCCTCGGCTCCTTCCTTTCTGATTTAAATAGTACTCAACGGCTTTTAATCTGATTGCATCATTGTCAGATGTCATGAGATCTATTATTGTTCCCTCGGCTATATCCAGATTCCTTTCTTCTATTTCTATTAAGATATCAGATGGTAGATTCAAAGCCCTTTTTCTTACTGCTTGTCTTGTAAGATGTATACCAAGATCCTTTTGAATGTGTGCTGCAGTCTGAGCGTATAGGCCAGAATTTTTTCGTAAGTATTCTATGAATTTCTTTCTTGATAGTTTAGGAGTAGGAGCCATAAGCTAAAATATTATGACAACCATATTTATTAACATTTGATTTATAATTTCCTTTATTTTTATTTATTTCAATTAAATGCTTCATAGGTTGTCTTGTTAATAACTTTTGTAAAATTAAACAAAAAAACGTGAAAATGTATTGTTTAAGATACATAATTCCACGTTTTAAGTTTAAACAGCACAAATTAACCCAGGAAAAGTTATTTATTTGCGTTTCCTAATCATCTATTTTTTGAATCAATTCAGCGAGATTATATAATTTTTTCATCAAATCAACATCTCTTAGTCCTCTTACATCTACAATATGATGATCGATATCTCTACATAGTTTAATAATTTCCTCTTTTCTTGATGGAACATAATTAAACCATTGTTGTGCTTTATCAGTATATTCAATATTTAACCCAGGGAATATCTCCTCCCATTCACTTGCACTTTTTATTGTACCTTCACGAAAGTAATTTTCCGGACCATCATATTCCTTAAGTAATTTATAATATCTCTCATGTTCTTTATTTTCCCCCAGTCTTTTGGACAATTGTTTTCTCTTAAATAGTTTCATATTATGCCTTTTTAATTCGATTAATAATAGTGTTCTTTATCCTTGTTTCTTTTCCGGTTAAAAGCTTAATTAAACGTTTTCTGAGTTCTGATTTTTCTTCCCCGCCGAATTTATCGACTATGCTGTATATTTCAATTAATTCTGCTTTGGTAATCATTTGCTCTATTTTCATTTTTAATTATTACTTTTTCGAATTCTTTAATCGGGTCAAGTCCTTTGAATTTTAAAAACATGAAGCATGTAGTTGCTAGGTCTGTAGCTTCTTCAATTTCGTTTTCTTCGCTGTATGCGTTTTTAAGCTCATTAAACTCTTCTTCAATTTTATCAAAAAAGTCTTTTTCTGTTGTATGTTCATTAATGAGGCCACGATTTTTTATGGCCTCGTATGAGCGGTTTATTAATGTTTTCATATCCATGATAGTTGTCCTTTCTGCTCTATTGCATTTCTATGATTTTTTACATTGACATTAAAATATGATTCTTTTAATTCAATTGATATTGATTTACGATTCATTTTTAATGCCTGATACCCTTCTGAACCAATTCCTCCGAATGGGCTCAATAATGTTTCACCTTTATTTGAATATAAAGTAATTAGTCTTTCAATAACAGGAAGTTGCAGAGGACAAATGTGTTTTTCATCATTATTTGCTCTGGCATTAATATATTGAAGCGTATCTGTTGCGTTTATATCCATCCATACAGGAGACGCATATCTTTGCCAAATATGATGAGAATATTGCTCTTTTCTTGAATATTTACTTTCTGGATCATACCCCCAGAATTCATTAAATCCTGATATGTCACGGGGAAATTTATCAAAATCTCCCATTGGTATGTAATTTTCAAGTAAGTCATGTTCAACAGGAACTTCATTTTCATGTTTAGTTTTAAAACATTGAATTAAATCAAATATTCCAGTTCTAACCTGAATACTATCCTTACATAATTGTTGATGAGCTAATCCTTTTGTTTTTGTTCTTACAGCTGCTAATAATGGATCTTTCCATATAGCGTGTTCTGAATGTAAAAACATATCTTCATCCTCGAATAAATCACCTATCATTGAATTAAATCTTCTTAACCCTATATAACCATCACGGCTTTTTAATGTTGGTAAATTCATTGAATGAACACATATACATCTTCCAGGCTTAATTACTCTTTTTATTTCTTTAACTAAATACTTGAATTGTTGTTTGAATTGTTCATAATCAGATACATTACCCATATCCTCAATATGATTCGAATAAACATATAAATCTGCAAATGGAGGAGAAAATACCATTATGTCGACTGAATTGTCTGGTATTTCTTTTATTCTTTGAACACAATCACCACGCATAAGCCAGTAATTATCTGTTTTTACGTCTGATGTTTTATCTACTTTCACAGTTAATTTGTTATTTAAATTCTTGTTTACTGATTTTGTCATTAATTCTTGCATTTCATTAAATTTTTTATGTTTTTCTTGTTGAGTTTTAGTTACATTAATCATTCTATCAGTTGTAATCATATAACAATTTACAGGCTCAGTTCTTCCATATCTCCATGATCTACGCATTGCTTGATATGATTGTTCAAAACTGAAATCAACAGAATTAAATATTTGATAACCGCAATTTTGATAATTCAATCCCATTGATGCAATTGATTGTTTAGTTATCAATATTTCATATTCTTTGTGAGCAAATCCAATTAAATCAGCCTCTTTTTTTTCTTGTTTATCTGAGCCCTGAACATTTCTACAGTCATATCCTAATTTAGTTAATTGCTTATAAATATTATCAGCCTCAATGTTTTGTTTAGTCCAAATAATTATTTGCTCATTTTTATGTATTTCTTCTTTAATTATTGATATTGTTTGATTTATTCTTTCTTTTTCTGTATCCCTTAAACTTTGATTATAGTCCGTAGCATTAACAGCAAGTCCAGGAAATAACATTCCTTCGGGTATTGGTGTACTAACTTGTTTCTCAATTATGTTTAATTTAGGTAAATCGAATCCATTCATATTAAATCCTATATCTTTAGGATGAGAATACATAATTGCCCATGTACTTACAAATTCATAAAATCTATCTATTGCATGACCTTTAAGTCTCCATTTACTTCCTTTTTGTTTTTTAGAATCATTAACAAAATACATTGCAAGCATTTCATCGTATGTCATTACATCTAAGAATTCACAATGATTACCTAGTTCTGTTGGATCATTAGGACTTGGAGTAGCTGAAAAACAAAATTTATATGGAGTTTCTTTAAATTTTTCAATTAATAAATTTCTATATTTTCCAGTTTGATTTTTCAGTATTGAACTTTCATCTAAACAAATACAAGAGTAAATTGAAGTATCTATATTTTCAAGTTGCTCGTAATTTGATATTTGAATTGGTGATGTATTATTTTCACACCACCTCTTAACTTTAATATTAAACTTATTACCTTCTTCTATTGTTTGGGCTGATACAGCAAGTGGTGATAATATTAATGAAGGTTTATTAGTATATTTATTTACTTGATATGCAATATCTAACTGCATAGCTGTTTTACCTTGGCCTGTATTGGCAAATATTGCATATTTACCAGCCATTAAAGCTCTTTTAATTGTGAATTTCTGAAATTCAAATAATTTATCATTAAGTTCATTTTCAGAAATATCAAATCCAGAATAAATAATATTCTTCTGCTTACTATTTAAAAATTCGTTATAATTCATTATTTCGTTTTAGTGTTAAACATTTACAAGCTTCATAATATCCTTTAGATATTTTTATAAATACTTTGCCTTTACATTCCACGCAATTTTCATTCGGGGTAAGGATTGTTTGAGAATTTTTTTTAATTTGAAATTTTTTAATTAATATCTACTCTTGAACTCCCGCCTGGAATTCATTTTTTCTCTCTTTACTTCGGTTTCGATTACATCAATATTATTAGTAATGTAATCAAAAACAGGCCGATTATTATAGTTCTTTTCAAAGTTATAATAAATGTAATGTAAATAACTGGCTGGTACATTACACATTTTTACGCCCTTGTACTTTCCGAAAGGCATTATTGAATGATCGTTTAATATACTCATGATTAAAGTTTTATGTTGTTTCTCTTTCTATGCTAATTAAATTAAACCTGATTGTTGTTCCATTCTGGAATTGAATATATCCCTCCTGAACTCCATGACCGCAGCAAGCATTTTTGACACCCGTTAAATTTGCCAGACATGGATCATGACCATCATTAGTTGCTGTTTTTCCACATTTAGGACATTGGCGATAATCATTTATAGTAATTCCATCCTCGTAAACCCACTCTTGTTTATAGAAGTCCCAAAAAACTAAATGACCGAAGTGATAAGCTGAAATCATAATCAAAATATTATATCGTAAAAATCAAGATTATTAACCATGTCACATTCACTTACTAATGCTTTACTGGCTATTTCAATAGCTTCATTCTCTGTGTAGTCTCCATCAATTGTTATCTCAACATCAATAGTTACTTTGCCTTTAAATGTGTGTGCCATTTCTTTAATTTTAAAAACCCCCGGAGCCTTCCAACTCCCCGAGGGTTTGAGTTTACATGTATGAAAATTAATTTAATTTGTTATTTATGTGAATTCTTACTTCAATTCCAGCTTTTTGAGCAGCTTTAGCAATCTTGAAAATATGATCAGAATTATTGATCTTTTTTGTATTTTCAGTTTTATAAAAATCATCGATAATAATTCTGAAGTTCGGATGGTTAGAGTCTGTTAATTGTCTAAATCTAATATGTGTTAATACCTCATAAATATTACAACACCCAAAACCATAACATTCAATAGGATAATTCCATGATGTGAAATTCATTGTTTCATATGCTATTTGTAAATAAATCATGTCTGATTCATATACTTTATCAATAATCTTTAGCTTTTTCATGATGTTTCGTTTAATGTTTCGTTTCTATTGTATACTATACAAATATATGAAATGTTACTTTAAATGCAAAGAAATGTTACTTTTTTTTAAAAAAAATAAAAAAAAGCCTGGTTGGGTTCCAGGCTTGAAATGTTCATTTAAAGAGTGTCTAAATAGGTGTATTAACCGTCTGTCATCAATACAAATATACAAAAATTATTTTCTTTTTTACTTAGATATGTATTAAAGTTCCATCTAATTTTGATCTTTTTAACCTAATAACATTATGATCCCCGTATGCCACTAATGCAGAAGGCTGTTGATTACCGGTAATTTTTCCGTTTATATCCTTTATAGGATTACCGTTTATATCCATATATTGAATACGCCCCCGAAGGAATAATATTGCATCAGCTTTACCAAATATATGATCCTGCCATGCTGCCGTATCTGTATTTACATTTATTAGCATTATACCGTTATTATGTCTCGCCATTCTATAACACCAATCTCTAATTGTATACCCTTTTTGTCTCAAATAAGGAGGATTAAGCCAAATAGATCCGAATCTTTCCCAATCTTGTTTCATTCCGTCATCCTCTTCACAAAACGAATGTTTAGCCGTTGGCCACGGTTGCATCCATTTAGGCAAATAAGCCGGATCTAGATCATTAGCCTCGTGCCCTCCTAATGCTATTAAAATGCTTTGAGGAGTCAAATAAATATTATTCCCATCCTGTTTATCGAATCTACTCACTATCTTTAATTTTCTGGTTTACAAAAATTGCAGTTTCTATAGGTGTATAATCCTTTTTTCGGCATATTCTTATAGTATCGTTATGAACCATTGATTTGTGCATTAAAACACCGAAATCCTCGTTTAAATGCTTAAAAACTGATTCATTATACATTAACTCTTCCTTTTTATCGAATAACTGATCGTATAATTTATTTAAGTGATTAAATCGAGGTTTGAAATGCTTTGATTTTTTGTTGATATTAGTGATGATATGATTACATTTTTTATTGTAATCGTTTCTTAGTATGTCAAGAATTTCAATTTGTTGATTGCTGATGTGTTTTCCGGTTTTAGGATTGAAATCTATCTTGTTTATTCCCTCCGATAGATCGTTAATATAATCCTCTATAAGTTTATAAAACCTCAATTCTTCGCGTTTCTTTATTCGTACTGTACTCATGTCTCAAAATGTTAGTTAATATTTCGTCAATAGGATATATTTTCAATTCTCTATGTGTGTGCTCATGTTCTGCAGCCGTATGGCATTTGTGACAAAGTAAACGACTATTTCGCGGATCGTGAGCCATTTCAGGAGCTCCACCTCTTGTAATTATATGCGATACATAACCGGACCAATATTGTTGCAATGGTTTAACACATTCCTCACATATTTGTAATTTATTCTCATAACACC